GACCGCGTCGACCGGCGGTGCCACTGGCGGTGCTGGAGGTGCCGGCGGCGGTGGTGGTGGTGGCGGTGGTGCCGGCATGAACCCAGGCCTGGGCGGAGCGGGCGGCGCCGGCGGCCGCGGAGCCTGCGTCGTCATCAGCTGGTGACCTCGGCCGCCTGAGCAAGGCGAGCACGCACGATGGCGACCTTCACTGAAGCCCAAGCCGCGTTCGGCTTCTTCGGCTACTACGACCTGCTCACGGACGCCGGCCAGCGGCATTGGCAGGACACGCGCGCCACGTGGACCGGCTACATGACCGGCACGTCGGCCACGATGACATGCTCAGCCGGTGGCTCGAATCCCTACTGGGTCAGCATCGACGGAGGCGCGGAGACCAACCCGACCATCAGTGGCGGGACGATCACGCTGTTCACTGGCCTCAGCGATGCGCCGCATCTGGTGCGGATCCGTGCAGACGGCGCTTATAGCCCGACCTTCAACTCGACTCCAACCAGCGGCACGCTGTTCACGGTAACCGGCTCTGCCGCTGCCATCGGGCAGGGGTCGGACCTCGGGACGGCCCACATCGTCACGAATCCGGGCGCCCCGTTGCAGAGTTCGCTGGGCACGTATCCGACGTTCGGCGGCAACATCACCCCGACCTATCCACTGGTCCTCGACCCGGAGGACTATCAGGGCGGCCAGGTCGTTTTCAGCGCGAAGTGCTCGTGCATCTGGGTGTACGGCGGTGACTCCACCTATTCGTACATCATCGGCACTGGCCAGCCCGTACAGGTCACGGTCGGCCTGAGCGACGGGCTGCATCACTGGAGGAAGATCGTCTCCGGGTTGGACCCGTTGAACTTCCACACTTACCGCATCATGGCGGCCCAGGTGTCGGGTTCCGAGAGCTTCCTCGGGGTCATGATCGGGGACTCGACCGCCGTGTTCGACACAGCTCCAAACCTCCAGCGCATCGATCAGTTCGGCGACTCGATCACCAGCGCGGGTGTGCTGACCGGGGTCACGAACGACGAGGTCGGGATCTACCGCGCGGCCGCTGTTGACGGGTTCATCGGCGCTGCGATCGGCAAGTCGGGGCAGACCTCCTCGGGGCTGCACACCGACCTGACTACCAGTAGCGGCCCGAATGGGGCGAGCATCATCGCGAGCCGGCCCGGCGTTGCGGGCGCGTGGGCTCTGCTGGCGATCGGCCGCAACGACGCGACGCCAATTCCGGCGGCGTACACGACCTGCATCAACGACCTGCTGAGCGCCGGCTACGCGAAAGTGATCTGCCGCGGTATCGAGCCGCTCAACGCTGGCGTCGACTGGGACGTGAGCGCCACGATCAAGGCCGCAGCGGAAGCGATGCGAGACCCGCGCGTCACTTACTTCCCGGTGACGACGTGGACCGATGTCAGCGCTGGCGACGGGACGCACCCCGATGCCGCGGGCTACGTCGCTGAAGGCGCGCACCTCGCAACGGTCCTGAGTGCGTACCTGCCTGCGGCGTGGATCGTTCCCAAAGGCACGAGGCCGCGGCCCGCGCAGGGATCGACCTTCGATTGGAGCTCTGCCGGGTGGTTCGACGTGCTGATGGAGCGTGCCGGGCTGTTCGACCGCGATCTCGTCGTCCTCGGCGTGGCGTCGACGCTCCTTGCGCTGAGCCGAGACGAGTTCGCGGATACCGGCAGCGCATCGATGAGCGCACTCGTCGGTCTCTCGTTGACGCGCACGGAGTTCGGCGACACCCGTTCCGCGGCCGCGGCAGCCGCGCTCGCGCTCAACGTGAGCCGTGCCGAGTTCGCAGACACTATCTCGGCCGCATCAGGGTCACCGGCTCTGTCGCTCCAGCTCGCGTGCTCGGAGCAGAGCGACACGAGCAACGCGTCGGCCGGCGCGATCGCGACGCTGGTGCTGAGCCGAACGGAGGTCGCTGACGTGATCTCGGCGGTGAGCGCAGCCACCGCGACGCTTCAGCTCGCCAGGTCCGAGTTCCCCGACGCGCTTAGCGCCACCGCAGCCGCGCTACTCGCGCTCCAGCTCGCGCAGACCGAGCGCGCCGACGCGGTCTCCGCAGTGCTGGCTGCGATCGTGGGCCTGCAACTCGCTCGCGCCGAGGGCGCCGACGCGCAGCAAGCCGCTGCCTCGGCTATTGCGACGCTTCAGTTCAGCCGCGCCGAAGTTTCAGACATGCCTGCTGGAGCGCTCTCGGCCGTCATCTCCCTCGCCGCGACCTTGGCCGAGGTGCGAGACGGCGACAGTGCCGCCGCTCAGGCGGCTATCGCTCTGTCGGCCTCGATCCGCGAGTTCGCAGACGCGCTCAGCGCACAGAGCGGTTCGCAGTCCACCTTCTCGCTGGGCGCGACCGAGACCGCGGACACCGCAAGCGCTGCTGCCAGTGCAGCACTGCTCGCGTCCCTCACGCGTACCGAGGTTGCCGATGGAGTCGCCGCCATCGCGGCAGCGCTTGTCACCTTGGCGGCGCAGGCATTCGAGCAGTCAGACACCGACGCTGCGACCCTGGCGCAGAACCAGGACGTGATGGGCGCCGTGGCGAACGAGCAGCCGGATGTAGCCTCCGGCACGTCGGCGGCCGCGCTGGCGCTGGCCGGCGCAATCAACGAAGCGACTGACACCGCGAGCATCACGGCGGCGCTCGCGCTCTCCGCGCGCCTAGTTGCTGTGGAGGCCGGCGACACACCGACCGCGGCGCTCGCCGCCGCGCTGGCTCTGTTCCTTGGCATCACGGAGTCACCGGACACGCTGCGCGCCGCAGCGACGCTCAATGTCGGTGGCCTCAGCGCGCAGCATGCGGCGTGGCTGGAGGCGCTCGCCCGCGAGCGAGGTCTCATCGACGTGCTGACCGTGAGCCCCGCGCTGCGCAGCGACGGCACCCTGGTGCAGGACATCTCCGAAGCCGGCGCCGCAGTGACCGTGACGACCACCGCGGCGCCCGTCGGCCAGCCCGGCGCAAGCGCGCTGACCCCGACGCAAGCCGCCTGGCTCGAGGCCCTGGTGCGGCACATCGGGGTCATCGACCCGCTCACCGTGACCGATTCCACCATCGGTGACGGCACGCTGCTGCAGTCCGTCCAGAACGACGGCACCACGACCACCGTGACGAGGCTGCAATGACCGCAACGCTGAACCCGCTCGCGATCGCGCTAGATGGCCTCGGCTTCGGAGTTCTGCGCATCGCCGTCGACGGGCTGCTGCCAGAGGAAGAGCCCGAACCGCCCGGCCCACCGCCCATCATCGTTGCCGACGCCGCGCTGTACCGCCGGCCCGGTCGTCGCCGCAAGGAGCTCGATGGCTTCATCTTGGGGAACCCATGGCTGATGTGACCCACACCCGCGCCAGCGTCTACCGCGCGAGCTGCGCTTGCGCGCCGCGCAGCCTGCTCGTCCTGCTGAAGCGCAACCGGCGCCCAGCGGTGAAGACCAACGTCGGTAAGTACGTCGACCGCAAGGGGCCAGCGCTGCGCCGCAAGATCGCCGCCGTTCTGGCCGCGCAGGGCAAGCGCGTCGCCGCGAAGGCCTCGAAGCTCTACGCCGAGCGCCTGATGAAGGACGCCGGGCCGCGTCGCGACGTGCTGGCCGAACTGATCGCTGCTCTGGACAGCGGGGATCTCGCGAGCGACGTCACCGACCAGCTCGAGGGTGCGATGCAGGCCGCGTTCCGGCGCGCTGCCGCGCTGGGCATGCAGCAGGCCGGCATCGAGGACCGCGACGTCACCGACCAGGTCGACGAGGCAGCGGTCGACTACGCGAAGACGCGCGGCGGCGAGCTGATCACCGATCTCGCTGGCACCACCGACGAGGACATGCGGGCGCTGCTGCAGCGCGCGGTCGAGGACGGCATGTCGCCCGACGAGCTCTCGGACGCCGTACAGGATCTTGGCGCCTTCAGCGAGTCGCGCGCCGACATGATCGCGCGCACCGAGCTCGCGTTCGCGCACGTCGCCGGCAACAAGGAGGGCTGGTCGGAGTCGGGAGTCGTCGTCGGGAAGCGTTCGCTGCTGGGCGACCTGCACAATGTCGAGGACATCTGTGACGAGGCCGCTGACGCCGGGGTCGTCGGGCTCGAGGAGAGCTTCGTCGACGGCGCCGACGATCCGCCGTACCACCCGAACTGCGTCTGCGACATCGAGCCGGTGCTGGGCGCGCCGGATGAGGGAGAGGATGCCGAGAAGGCGATCCCGATCAGCATGCTGCTTGTCGCCGCGCGCCGCGGCTCCGTCCCTGGCCAGCGAGCACCGATCGCGCTGCTGCTACGCAAGAACATCGACGCGGCCGCACACAGCGCAGCGACCAGCGACCTGAACCTGCTGCGCAAGCCGACCGAGGCGCAGGCACGCGCCGGCAACTACAAGAAGGGCCACGCCCGCATCGCCGGGCTCGACGTCACGATCGAGAACCCAGCCGGCAGCCGGCGGCGTCCGCAGTGGCCGCCGCTCACCGCGCACTACGGCTACGTGAAAGGGACGCTCGGCGCCGATGGCGACCACGTCGACATCTTCGTGCGACCCAGCACGCCGGCGGACTGGGATGGGACCGTCTACGTGGTCGACCAGTACGACGAAGCGGCGCAGTTCGACGAGCACAAGTGCCTGCTCGGCTTCGACAGCGAGGCCCAGGCGGTGCGCGCCTACCGCGGCAACTACCCCGACGACTGGGTCGTGGGTCCCGTCACCGCGCTGTCGATCGAGGACTTCCGCGCGTGGCTCGACTCCGGCGCGACGCAGTCGCCGCTGCACGAGCAGGAGCTCAAGACCGCTGGATAACGCATCGCGCGTGATGCGTTTCGCGACGGAAGGGTCGCGCCTGCGCGCGCGTCGCGCGTGCCTACCGGCTTTGAGAATCCCCGGCAATCGGCAGCGCTGGCGCTGCAGCCCGGGAGTCCCGCACCATGAACCTGTTCGCCCAACTCCGCAAGGTCGACGAGGCGAAGCGTCTCGTCTACGGCAGGCTGGCGCAGGAAACGGTCGACAAGGCCGACGAAATCATGGACTACGCGAGCTCGAAGCCGCACTTCGAGAAGTGGTCCGCCGATGTGGCCGCGGACACCGACGGCAAGAGCGTCGGCAACCTGCGCGCGATGCACGGCAAGGTCGCGGCCGGCAAGTTCACCGAGATCGAGTTCAACGACGCCGAGCGCGCGATCGATGTCTGCGCCAAGGTCGTCGACGACAACGAGTGGAAGAAGGTCCTCGAGGGCGTCTACACGGGCTTCAGCATCGGCGGCTCCTACGTCGGCTCGCCCACCGTCGAGAAGATGGACGGGCGCGACGTGAAGCGCTACACCGCCAAACCCGCCGAGGGCTCGCTCGTCGACCGGCCCTGCATCCCGAGCGCGAAGTTCTTCGAGGTGCAGAAGGCCGACGGCTCGCTGCAGAAGGTCGACTTCGCGCCGGTGCCTGGTGACAAGCCCGAGGCAGCCGTCGCCGATATCGACGTCCAGGTCAACGGCACCGCCGACGAGGTTCAGCAACTCGGCAAGCTCATGAACGAGCAGGGCCTGTCTATCGCAGACGTGATCGCGAAGGTGGCGGCGCGCGACGATGTCGACGCCGCGGACAAGAAGCGCGCCGAGGCGAAGTACGGCGATGTCGACTACGCGGACGAGAAGAACAAGAAGTACCCGCTGGACACCGAGGAGCACGTCAAGGCCGCAGCGAGCTACTTCGGCAAGGAGTCCAACCGCGCCAAGTACGACGCCGAGGACCAGAAGAAGATCGACGGCAAGATCGCCGCGGCGAAGAAGAAGTTCAAGATCGGCGACGACGCCGAGAAGGCCGACTTCGTGCTGCCGCTGCGCAAGGGGCTGTACACGTGCGGAACGCTCGCGCGCATCCTGCAGGACATCGAGTACATCAAGTGCTCTGTCGAGTGGGAGACCGAGACCGAAGGCGACGGCTCCGCGCTGGGCAGCCAGCTCGTCGCGTGGCTCGCCGCTGGCGGGAAGATCCTGCAAGACATGGTCGCCGAAGAGGTCGCCGAGGCAACCTCCGCGAAGGACGACTCAGGCGCCACGGTTGTCGCGACGCCCGAGGTCATGGAGATGTCGGAGCGCGCCGGAGCACTGAGCAAGGCGCTCGACGCCGATCTCGCGAAGGTCGAGGCACGTGCGGCAGCTGCCAAGGAAGCGGCCACGCAGGTCGAGAAGGCCGAACCCGCCGCCGACCTCGCGAAGCTGCTCGCCGAGAACGCTCCCGCGCTCGAGAAGCTCATCGCCGAGAAGGTCGAGCCGCTGACCAAGGCGCTGGACGAGGCGAACGCGAAGATCAAGAAGCTCGAGGAGCAGCCGGCGCCAGCCCGCGTATCGCTGCGCGCAGTCTCCAAGGGCGACGACCGCGGCGGCGACGCCGACAAGCCTGTCGAGAAGGTCGCCCAAGTCGTCGATTCCCGTGGTGAGGTGCACGAGAGCGCTTCGCTGATCAAGTCCCTCCACCAATCCGGCGGCCAGCCATTCGCTGGCCAGCTGCGCAAGTAGCCCCATCCAACCTTTCAACCTGGCGTCCGCTCACCGGAGACCTCCGACCATGAACGCTCAAACGACCCAAGAGACCCTGGCCCTCGTGAAGGCCGCGCAGGGCGCCCCCGACAGTGAACTGATGAAGGCGTGGGTGCAAAGCGGCTCCGCCATCAGCGGCATCACCGCGTACGACCTCGAGGCGCCCTCGAAGAAGCTGTACCCGGTCATCACGCCGTTGCGCAACGAGATCCCGCGCGTCAGCGGCAAGGGCGGCATCCAGGCGAACTGGCGCGCCGTCACCGGCATCAACGTGAACAAGACGCCGATCGGCCTGTCCGAAGGCAACCGCGGCGGCGTGATGTCGACTTCCACGCAGGACTACACCGCGGTGTACAAGGGCTACGGCCTGGACGACTACGTCACGGTGGAGGCCGACTACTCGGCCGAGGGCTTCGAAGACGTGAAGGCGCTGGCCGTCGAAGGCCTGCTGCGCGCGCTGATGATCGGCGAGGAGCGCATGATCCTCGGCGGCAACAACGGTCTGTCGCTGGGTAACACCCCGACCCCGACGCTGAGCTCGGCCAACGCCGGCGGATCGCTGACCAGCAACGTCTCCTACGGCGTCGCCGTGGTCGCGCTGACGATGGACGGCTTCTTCCGCGCCTCGCTGGCCGGCGGCGTCCCGCAGCAGATCGTGCGCACAAACGCCGACGGCACGACCGACACGGTCAACGCCGGCAGCGCGCGCCCGTCGGCGCAGGCCAACGTCACGACCGCGGTCTCGGCCAACATCTCGACCATCTCGGCCAGCACGACCGCGGTCCCCGGTGCGGTCGCGTACGCGTGGTACTGGGGCACCGCGGCCGGCAACCTGACGCTGGGCGCGATCACCACGATCAACAGCGTGCTGATCGCGGCGGCTGCGACCGGCAACGCCTCGCAGCCGGGCGGCAACTACAACGCGATGACGCTGACCGACTTCTCGCGCGACTCGCTGAGCTTCGACGGGCTGCTCACCTTCGCGTCGCAGTCCGGCCTCGGCGCGTACCAGAAGGTGCAAGCCACCGGCACGCCGGGCACCGGCACGCCGCTGACCGCGGACGGTACCGGCGGCGTCGTCGAGATCGACACCGCGCTGAAGTCATTCTGGGACAACTACCGGCTCGCGCCGTCGACGCTCTGGGTGTCCTCGCAGGAGATGCAGGCGATCGCCAAGGCGACCGCGAACACGACCACGAGCGGCGCGCAGCGCATCGTCTTTGCTTCCGAGCCTGGCAAGGTCACCGGCGGCGCGGTCATCGTGCGCAGCTACCTGAACAAGTACGCGATGGACGGCAACACGGAGCTGCAGATCCGCCTGCACCCGAACATGCCGCCGGGCACGATGCTGTTCACCACCGATCGGCTGCCGTACCCGCTCAGCAACGTGACCAACGTGCTGCAGATGCGCATGCGCCGCGAGTACTACCAGGTGCAGTGGCCGATGACGACGCGCAAGTACCAGTACGGCGTCTATGCCGATGGCGTGCTGCAGAACTTCTTCCCGCCGTCGCAGGGGCTGATCACCAACATCGCCCCGAGCCCCTAAGCCCCGGCGTCGCCGCCGGTATCGCAGTGAGCGGCGGCCCCGAACCGGCCGCCGCTTTTCTTTCGGAGATCCGCATGAGTAACCCGTTCCTCACCTCGATGACGAAGCTGTACCTGCCCGCCGGCATGGCCGGCATGGTCAACGTCTCCGGCTTCGAGGTCACCGCGGAGCCCGATGGTCCGAACGGGCCGCCGTGCGTGCAGGTGCCGCGCGAGCATGTCGATACGCTGCGCGCGCACGGGCTCACGCTTGAGGCGCCGGAGCCCAAGAAGGCGAAGTGAGCGGGGCGCGCGCGTGGATCTGACGACGCTCTCAGCCGTGAAGCAATACCTGGCCGTCAACACGGCCGGTGTCGACGCGCTGATCGAGCGTCTCATCGCGCGCGAGAGTCGCCACATCGAGCGCTGGACCGGGCGCGTCTTCCCTGTCGTGCAGAACACGAGCAAGCGGCTGGACGGCACCGGCACCGGCATTCTGATGCTGCCGGACCAGCCCATCATCGCGGTGCAGGCGCTCGCCGCCGGCAACGTCGAGATCCCTGCGGCCACGAGCGATGCCGCACCCGGATTCCTCTTCGACGAGACGACCCTGTACATGACCGCCGGCGGCGTCTTCCCGCGCGGTCGCCAGAACGTAGTCGCCTCCTGGCTCGCCGGCTACGCGGCCAACGTCGCAGCCGTGATCCCGGCCGGCAACACGCCAGCCCTGCTGATCGACGATCCCGGCTCGCCGGCGCAAATCGTCGCTATCACGACCAGCAACGGGGTCGCGATGACCCCGTCTGCCTCGAACGCCCCTGCGGCGGGCGAGTACTACCTGGATCGGCCGAGCCTGCTCTTCAACGCGGCCGATGCGAACACCGCGATCGATGTCGACATGTATTTCGTGCCGGCCTCGGTGGAGCAGGCCTGCATCGAGATGGTCGGCCTCGATCTGAAGCAGCGGGACAACCTCGGCATCAAGAGCAAGACGCTCGCGAACGAGACGATCAACTACGAGGGCGGCGGGATGACGCAAAGCGTCAAGGAACAGCTCTGGCCGTATCGGAAGGTCGCGCCGGCATGAGCCAGTTCCTCGTCTCCATCACCGCCGAGGACTTTCTCGCGCGCCTGCGCGGCGCGCCGGAGCGGCTCAACGCCGCGATACGGACCACGGTTGAGCGCCTATCCGTGCAGGTGCAGGCGCTCGTTAAGCGCAAGCTCGGTGGCGAGGTATTGCACGTGCGCACCGGCACGCTGCGCCGCTCGATCAACCGGCTCATCACCGACGACAGCCACGGCGTCATCGCCACCGTCGGCACTAACGTGCGCTATGCCGCGATCCACGAGTATGGGTTCGACGGCGAAGTGCCGGTCAAGGCCTACTCGCGCCACACCGCGGCTGGGACCGTCGCGAACGTGCGCGCCCATGTGCGCCATGTCGTGATGCCGAAGCGTAGCTTCTTGGTCTCGTCGCTGGACGACATGGGACCGCAGATCAAGACCGACATCAAGGCCGCTGCGCTGGAGGCTCTGCGATGACGCGCGAGCCGCTCTACCAGGCCGTGTTCGAGTTCTTCGCCGCGCTGACGCAAGGCGCCACGCCAGCGTTCGTCACTGCGACGCGCAAGGCCACGACCTGGGAGAACGTCGCGCCCGAAGAGCAGCCGGCGCTGCTGATGCGCCAAGTCGTCGAGAAGGCGAACTACCGCAAGGGGCTGCCGACGATCTGGACCTGCAGTACCGCGCTGATGCTGTACGTACACACCGGGGCCCAGAACGACGACACCGTCATTCCGGCGCTTCTCCTGAATCCACTGGTCGACCTCATCGAAGCCGCGATCAAGGTCGACGACTTTTCCTTCAACACCGCAACGCTTGGCGGCCTCGTCTCGCACTGCGCGATCAGCGGCGACATCCAGTACTTCGAGGGGACCATGGGCGACGAGGCCGTCGCCGTGATCCCCATCGAGTTCCGCACCTCTCCCTAACCCAGGAGCATCACCATGCAGTACGAATTCGGCACCGGCCAGCTGTTCGGCAAGTCGCTCAACTCGGGCGTCCAGACCCCTGTCCAGTTCGGCGCGCTGCAAGGCGTGTCGATCGACTTCACGTTCACCCAGAAGGAGCTGTACAGCCAGTACCAGTTCCCCGTCGCGCTCGCGCGCGGCACTGCGAAGATCACCGGCAAAGCCGACTTCGCGCAGTTCAACGCCCAGGTCTTCAACGACCTGTTCTTCGGCGCGAGCTCGGTCGCCAATGGCGTCGTGCGTGCCGTCACCGCCGAGGCGCAGACTGTCACCGCCAACACCGCCACCGCGACGAATGGCGGCAACTTCGTGCAGGATCTCGGCGTCGTGCGCGCCTCCGACGGCGCAGTCTACACGCGCGTCGCGAACACGCCGACCGGCCTGCAATACGTCGCCAACGAGTCCAACGGCGTCTACAGCTTCAACTCGTCGCAGAACAACGTCCAGGTGCTGATCAACTACACCTGGAACGACTCGGCCAACGGGAAGAAGATCGCCATCACGAACCAGCTGCTGGGCGTGTCGCCGCAGTTCACCGCGGTGTTCACGAACAAGTTCACCATCCAGGGTGTCCCGAAGCAGATCACGATGGTGCTCAACGCCTGCATGTCCTCGAAGCTCTCGCTCGCGACCAAGCTGGAGGACTTCACGATCCCGTCGTTCGACTTCTCGGCCTTCGCCGACGCGGCCAACGCGATCGGGTCCATCAGCGTCGACGAGTGAGCGCATGACCGAGCAGCTGAAGCGCATCGAGCCGCAGCGCAACCGAGGTGGCGAGTGGGTGGCATTCGGGGACGAGGAGTACCGGGTGCCACCACTTGGCTTCGGAGCCCTGCGCGATCTCGCGCCGGAGATCGAGGGGCTGAAGACCATCGTCGGCAGCGTGCCAAGTGCCGAGCAGATGGTGACGGTCGAGAAGATCATCCACCGGGCGATGCAGCGCAACTATCCCGACCTCGCGCTCGAGGCGATCAGCGACATGCTGGACGTCGGGAACTACGAGCGCGTGCTGTCCGCTGCGCTCAGCGTTTCGGGTCTCTCGCGGCCGCGAGGTGCGTCACCGGGGGAAGTGACGGCGTCGACTGGGACGACACCTACGTCGCCCTGATCGACGCCTTCGGTTGGACCTGGGAGTACATCGACGAGGAGATGACGCTCCCGCGCCTGGACGCGATCGTCGCGCGCTGGGAGCAGGTCCCGCCCCTGTCAGTGAGTGCAGCCTCGATCGCCGAGGCGCTGGGTGTCAAGCGCGAGGCGGCGGCGGCGCCGCGGCGCAAGCCGAAGGACGAGCCAGGGGATGACGCGGTCGCCGCACAGCAACTGCTCGACCAGCTCGCAAGCATGGGATTCTCGACCGAGAGGCCGGTATGGCTGAACCAGACGTAAAGGTCACCTTCGGCGCCCAGATCGACGATCTGAAGGACAAGATCGGCGAGGTCCAGGGCATCTTCAAGGAACTCACCGAGCGGTTCGCGCTGGTGGCCGCCGCGGTTGCCGGCGGCGCAGCCTTCAAGGAGTTCATCGGCGAGACCAACCAGCTCAACGCGGAGGCGACGAAGCTCTCGCGCACGCTGGGCATCACCGGCGAGGACGCCGGCACGCTGAACACGGCGCTGGGCGACATCGGCTCGGACGCTGACACCTACACCGCGGCGTTCCTCAAGTTCAACCGCCAGCTACGCTCGAACAGCGACACCATGCGGGCACTCGGCGTCGACGTCGATGGTCTGCGCAGCGGTCAGAAGAGCTCGAACGAGGTGTTTCAGGAGGCCATCAAGATCGTCGGGCAGTACAAGCCTGGCGTCGACCAGACGCAAGTCGCGATGCAACTCTTCGGCCGCAGCGTCGACGATGTGCAGCGGCTGATGAAGCTCAGCAACGAGAAGCTCGAGGAGGCGAAGAAGAAGAACCAGGAGTTGAACCTCGTCGTCACCCAGGAGGGTGTTGCCGCATCGAAAGCCTACAAGGAGGCGATGAACGATGTCGGGGACGTGCTGTCGGGCCTGAAGAAGACCATCGGCGAAGCCGTGATGCCGCTCTTCACCGAGTCGGCGCAGCGCTTGGCCAGCATCGGGCCCACGGTCGTCGCGGCCACCAAGGAAGCCGCGGCGACCTTCGTCGAGATCTGGCGGACGGTGAGGGACACCGTCGGTGTCGTCTTCGACGCCATCGGCGAGATCGTCAAGGCCGTCGGCGACGTCATCAAGGATGTGTTCGGCGGCTCGGGCACGCTGACTGCGATGGACGTCTTCCGCGGTGCGCTGCGATGGGTGCTCGAGGCGTTCATCGGTTTTCGCGTTGGGGTCGAGGAGGTCGTCAACGTCGTGCGCACCGGGCTGCAGCTGCTGATGGACGGCTTCACCACGTTCGCGAAGGTCTCCGAGCGGGCTCTTAGCCTGGACTTCGCGGGCGCCGAGGCGGCGTTCCGCGCCGGCATCGAGCGCCGCACGCGAATCCTCGAGGAAGGCATTAGGCGCGCCGTCGAGATCGCCGAGAAGGGCAAGGAGGACCTCGACAAGGCGGCCGGCTCAGACGTGAACTACGGGCACGAGGGCCGAGGCAGCGCGCCCCCATCGAAGACCGGCAGCAAGCGTGCCCCGGACTTCGACAAGGCCGGCGCCGACAAGGCCAACCAGCTCGCGCAGGCGCGTCTCGCGCTGGAGCGCGCGAACGACGAGGCCGCGCTCGCGCTGCAGAAGGAATACCTCGACGAGGCCTCGCGCGCGCTCGACGACGCCTACAAGCGCAACCTGATCTCGACGAAGGACTACTACGACGTCCGGCTGATGCTCGAGCAGGCCGGCATCGACGCCGCCCTCACGGCGCGCCGCAAGGAGCTCGACGAGGCGAAGAAGGCCGAGGGCAGCGCGAAGGACGAGCCGGCCCGGCTGAAGTTCCAGGCGCAAGAGGCGAAGCTGCTCGGCGAGATCAACGTGCTCGAGGCCAAGCGCGTCGACATCGTGCGCGCGAACGCTGCCGAGTACCGCAAGGCCGAGCAGGAGCGGCAGGACTCGCTCAAGCAGATCGCGCTCACCGCCGAGCAGAGCAACGCCACCAGCGAGGTTGCAAACGAGCGCTCGAACCTCGAGCAGATGAAGACGCTGCGGCAGATCAGCGCCGAGGATGCCTTCCAGATCGAGCGCCAACTCGAGGAGAAGACCTACGCGTCCCAGGTTGCCGCGCTGGCAGCTCGCCAGGAGCTCGTGCATGGGGATGCGGTCAAGCAGGCACAGCTCAACGCCGACATCGAGGCTGCGGAGCGCGATCACCAGCAGCGCCTGAACGACATCGACCGAGCCGCAGTGCTGGAGCGGGAGAAGTACTCGATCCAGGCGCAGCAGAATGTGCAGTCGTCCTTCGCAAAGATGGTCGGCGACCTGCTGTCCGGCACGAAGAAAGTCTCTGACGTCTTCCGCCAACTTGGCATCGACATCGCGAACACGTTCACCAACCTCATCGCGCACAAGTTCACCGACAGGTTGTTCGACGTCACCGGCATCAACAAGGCGATCGATAGCTTCGTCAACATCGTGACCACTGGGATCAACCGGATGGTGACGATGTGGGTCGGCGGCGAGGCGGCCCAGACGACTGCCGCGACGTCCGGCGCCGCAACGCGACAGGGCGTCAAAGCCGCGGAGGCTGCGACCAATGTCGCCCAGAAGGCGACGGAGACCACGGCGGCCGTAACCTCGGAGTCCGCGCAGACGGCGGCCGCCTCCGCTGGTGACGCGACGCGCACCGCGACCGGCGAGGCGGCTACTGCGACCGCGATCGCCTCCCAGCAGGCGCAGAGCGTCGCCGCGATCCTGGGCTATGCCGCAGAGGCTGCGGTGGCCGCTATGGCTTCCGTGGCGGCCATACCTGTTGTCGGCTGGGCCATGGCGCCTGAGGTGGGTGCCGCGACCTACGCGACCGGCCTGGCGTACCTTGCATCCGCCGCCGGTGGCTACGCCGATGTCCCAGAGGATCAGATCGCGCAGATCCACAAGCGCGAGATGGTGCTGCCGGCATCTCTTGCCACAGGCCTGCGCAAGCTCGTCGGGGATGGAGGCATCAACCCGCTGCGTGACGCCACGCAGCTCATCACGGCGGCGCAGGACAACCTCATCAGCAACCAGACGCGAGTCGTTCGCCTCGCCAGCGAGCGGCTCAGCGTGACGGCCGCGAATGACGAGCGCATTCCAAGCCAGGAAACCGTGCAGCGGGTGGCCAACGGCGCCGCGATCGGTGTCGGGGACGCGGTGCAGGCGCTCAGCCAGACCGGCGCGGCCACCCAGGCGCGGCGCACCGAGTTCCCGACGGCGCTACCGGCTTCGCTGGGCGCGGCCGGTCGCTTGACCGCGGCGCCAGCGAGTGCCCCGAGCCTGTCGAGTTCGCTGTCGCACCAGGTCGTGCAGAACATGGTCGCCGCCGGCATCGGCAAGGGCCTGGGCGCCGGCCCCACCATCAACCTGAACACGATCGACGCCAGGACCGGCGCCGAGTTCCTGCTGCGCAACGGCCGTGGCATCGCGAAGTCTCTCGAGAGGCAGGGGCGCAACTTCGTCGGCGTGAAAGGCTCGGTATGAGCAACGCGGTCTTTCCGACGGTCAGCGGAATAACATGGGACGTCACGAAGACCCCCGAGTTCAGCACCGGTGTGCAGCGCTCGGTGAACATGAGCGAGCTGCGCGCGTCGTTCGCGAGCTCGCCGGTCTACCACTTCACGCTGCACTACGACATCCTGCGCGACGACGCGGCGCACACGGACTTCAAGACCCTCGCAGGGTTCTTCATGGCCCGCTACGGCAACTGGGACTCGTTCCTTTTCGCCGACCCTGACGACGGTGTCGTCACGGCTGGGCAGTTCGGTATTGGGGACGGGGCGACGGCCAACTTCCCGCTCACGAGGTCCTTCGGCAGCTTCAATGAGCCGGTCAAGAACCTCGTCGCCGCCCCGGCCATCTACTCGAACGGCGTGCTGCAAAGCAGCGGCTACTCCGTCAGCGGGACTGGGGTCGTGACGTTTAGCTCGCCACCGGCCGTGAACGCGAACCTAAGCTGGAGCGGCAGCTACTACTTCCGCTGCCGCTTCCTCGAGTCGGCGCAGGAGTTCAACCAATTTATGAGCAAACTCTGGGAGGCCAAGCAGGTGCAGCTCATCGGCTCGCTGGGCACGAAGATATGAAGGCGGCCTCGGTCAGCCTCATCAATCTCCTCGCGAGCAACAACCAGTTCGCGATGTGGGAGGAGTACGCATTCAACTTCCCGAACCTCGCCTTCATGCGCTTGTCGACGCGCGACGACGTTGACGCGGTCTATGGACAGCCAGTCGGGATTGTCAACGTCGATGCGATCACGAACGCTGGCACGAACTCCTCTGTCGGCGTCACGGTGAGCGGCCTCGATCCTGCGATCCAGTACATGCTGAGCCTGCCAGCGGGACAGCTTTACGTGGCTCTCTCTGAGCAGAACCCGCCGCAATGGGTGACCACGTTTCGCGTCACCGATGCCTTCGCAAACACGACCACGCACGGCAGCATCACGGCCTACACGACGCCGGACGCGGCGCGCAGGGCCTTTCCTGTTTCCACCATCACGGGCTCGTCGAGCTACACGTTCTGGATCCAAGACACTCCGGTCACCGACAACTCCGGTGGCCTGTCGATCCTTCTGAGCGCGCTGCTGCCGATGACGACGACGCCTCCTCCGACGCCTGGTGTCGGCAACCTCGCTGCCGGACCGACGCTTGCCCGCGGCGTGATCCGCAACATCGTTGGCGTCGAGGTCGATACGCTGGATGTCAAGCTTGGGTTGGGCCCCGACATCATCGTCGCCAACGTGCCGCTTGGCCAGTTTGCGATCGAGGGCGGCTTCGATGGCGGCCGCTTGACGCTGACGCGCGAGTTTTCCGCTTCCTGGGCCTCAGCGTCGTGCGGGTCGCTGAACCTCTTCAACGGCCGCGTCGGACCGCTCACCATCTCGGCGCAAGAGATCGCAATGCAGGTCAAGGCCGATCTCGAGTTGCTCGACATCCAGATGCCGCGCAACCTCTACATGGCCCCGTGCATCCACACGCTGTATGGGCCCGGGTGCGGTCTCAGCTCGAGCGCGTTCACCGTCACCGGCAATACGACCGCGAACAGTACGACCGGGGTCATCCAGAGCAACCTTTCCAACCCCGCGGACTACTTCTCGCTCGGTGTCATGCAGTACCAGAGCGGGCAGAACAACCAGGCGCAGCGCTCTGTGGCCTCGTACGCGAACGGGGCCGTTACCGTGGTGCCCCCCTTCGACTTCGCGCCTGCGCCGGGCGACCTCTTCACGATCCGGCCCGGCTGCGACAAGCTCGTGAACACGTGCGACACGAAGTTCGGCAACAAGGTCAACTTCCGCGGCTATCCCTTCATCCCGAGCCCGGAGGCTTCGTACTGATGGACGCGTGGCGCGAGGCGTTGCTGGCTGAAGGAAAGACCTGGCTCGGCACGAGGTGGCATCACAACGCGCGCGTGAAGGGCGCCGGCGTCGACTGTGGCCACTACATCATCGGCAGCTACGTGGGCGCCGGGCTGGTTGCGGACTTCGAGGTCGGCAGCTATCCCATCGACTGGGCGATCCACCAGGAGGAGGAGCGCTATCTCGGCTGGGTCGAGCAGTACCTGGATCCGGTCGACGTGCCGCTACCTGGCGACGTCGTCGTCTACCGCTTCGGCAAGTGCTACTCGCACGGCGGCATCGTGGTCGAGTGGCCGCTGATCCTGCACGCGTACCGGCGCGAGCGCGCCGTGGTCTACGGCGACGGCGATCGCGGTGTCCTCGGGTTCGAGCATCTTGCCGAGGGAGGCAGCGCGCCGCGGCCGCGACTCTTCTACTCGATCGCAGGGAGGCTCTGATGGCAGGCCTCTTCTCGAAGAAGCAGACGATCACGAACACCGAGACGCGTCTCGGCAGCCTTCGAATCCAGAACTCCTCGCAGGGCTTGCCGATCCCGATCGTCTTCGGGCTAACGCGGCTGACACCGAACCTGATCTGGTACGGCGACTTCACCGCGATCCCGCACACCGACAGCCAGGAAAGCGGCGGCAAGGGCGGCGGCGGCACTACGGTCACGACGACCTCGTACACCTACACCACCGGGGTGGCGATGGCGCTATGCGAGGGCCCGTCGACCTCGAACACACCGGTGGCGCGCGCCTGGTCCGGCAAGACGAAGACCGATGCAGCCACGCTCGGTCTCACCCAGTTCCTGGGTACCTACACGCAGACGGCGTGGAGCCACCTAGTCACGAGCCACGCCAACGAAGCGCTCGGCTATCGGGGAACGGTCTACGTCGCGCATGCCGCCTTCGACCTCGGCAGCAGCGACGGGCTGCCGAACCTGAGCTTCGAGGTCCAGGGCTCGCTCGCCGGCAACGCGGTGAACTGCGCCGACGCGTTGACCGAGCTCTTGACCTCCGACAAGTACGGCGCCGGCTGGCCAAGCGAGGCGCTGGGCGACCTCTCGGACTGGACGAGCTACTGCGCACAGGCAGGCTTCCTGATCGCCCCAGCGTACACAGCGCAGCGGCCGATGACGGACATCACCGCCGCGCTCGCGCGCATCGGCAACGCGGCGCCGCTGTGGTCGGACGGCCAGCTCAAGGTCATCCCCTACGCGGACAAGCAGGTCGGCAGCTACGTGCCCAACCTCGCGGTGCAATACTTCCTCGGCTACGACGACTTCATCGCCGACCCCGGGACCGATCCGGTGCAGATCGATCGCAAGCGTCAGGCCGACGCCTACAACTGCGTGCAGGTGAAATGCCTGGACCGCAACAACGAATACAACGAGGCGGTCGTCGAGGCGAAAGACCAGCTCAGCATCGACTTCTACGGCCTGCGTGTGATGGAGCCGCTCGAGGCGCACGAGATCTGCGACCTCGCGGTGGCGCGCAGCGTCGCGCAGGCGGTGCTGCAGCGCGTGCTCTACGTGCGCAACGTCTTTCGCTTCACGCTCGGCTGGCGCTACGGGCGCCTCGAGCCGATGGACATCGTCGCGATCACCGACGAAAAGCTGAACCTGTTCAACCAGGCAGTGCGCATCACGAGCGTCGAGGAGGACGAGAACGGCCACCTCGCGATCGAGGCCGAGGAGCTCAAGATCGGCGTCTCCACCCCGGTAACCTACGGCGTGCAGGGCGGCGGCGGCGGCTACTCGCCGAACAACGACACGCCGCCGGGCAACACCAGCGCGCCCGTGATCTTCCAGCCGCCGGTCGCGATGGCCGGCTCCCCGCAGGTCTGGATGGGCGCCGCCGGCGGCCCGGACTGGGGCGGCTGCGAAGTCTGGGTCAGCAGCGACAACGCGGCCTACACGAAGCTGGGCACGCTATCGGCACCTGCGACCTACGGGGTCATCACGGCGAACTGGCCGGCCGGCACCGATCCGGACACGACGCACAACCTTCCGGTCGACTTGACCCTCTCGAATGGCTCGCTGCTGTCGCAGTCCGCGAACGTGGCCGATGGGCTCGGCACGCTGAGCTATGTCGAGGGCGCGAACAGCGCCGCCGGAGAGCTCATCGCGTTCTCTGCTGCGAACCTTACCGCACCGTACCAGTACAACCTGACGACCTACATCCGCCGCGGGCAGGGAGGGAGCGCGATCGCGTCGCACGTGAACGGCTCCGACTTCATGCGGCTCGATGACGCTGTCGGCAAGTTCCCGGTGCCGCTGTCCTGGATGGGGCACACGATCTACGTGAAGCTGCCGGCATTCAACCGCACCGGCGGTGGCCTGCAGGACCTCTCCGCGGTAAGCGCGATCACGTACAACGTGCAGACCCAGCCCATCACCGGGACCGGCTACTCGTTCCTCGCGGACAGGACATCGACGAACACGACAGTCGATCCAGGTGCGGGCAAAATGCGCTTCAACAACGTTGCGCAGGCCTCGGCGACGGAAGTGGCGTTCGACGACCTCACGGTCGACGGCGCCAACATGTCGAACTTCTTCGGCGCCCTCAGCGGGAATGGGTACCTCGACATCCGCGATGTTAGCGACTCGAACAAGTGGGTCAGCTATAGCCTGACATCTTCGAACGCGGGCAGCGGCTTCCATCGCTTCGGGGTCAGCTTCAAGGCGAGCGGCACTGAGATCCCGAACGGCGACACGGTGACGGCATCGTTCTCGCCGCTGACGCCGGTGGGCGTGACGAGCGTCGGCCTCTCGATGCCGTCGATCTTCAGCGTCGCGAACTCGCCGATCACCTCGAACGGCACGCTCGCGGTGACGCTGAACACGCAGAACGCGGCGCTCTTCTTCGCCAGCCCGGCCAGCGGCAACGCCGCCGCTCCGGCCTTCCGCGCGATGCAGCTCACCGACATCCCGCCGGGCTCGAACAACCAGGTGCTGACGACATCGAACGGCGTCACGGTCTGGGCCAATGCGAGCGCGGGCAACGGCGGCGGCAGCTCGAACCTCTCGCTCACGATCAACAACCAGACCGCGAACTACACGCTCGCACTCGGCGACTTCAACGCGCCGACGCAGGTCGACATGAACAGCTCCGGTAACCTGGTGCTCACCGTGCCGAGCAACGCAAATGTGGCGGTGCCAACGGGCGGCTCGGTCATCTTCACGCGCCAGGGCAACGGGACGGTGACGATCTCTGCGCAGGCCAACGTCACGGTGCACAACACGTCGACGAACACGCTGCGGGCGCAGTACAGCCCGGGGGCCCTGGTCAAGATCGGCACCGACGAATGGAACCTATTCGGCGACCTCACCTGATCAGGGCGAGACGATTTCGCTCGCGCGCGCGGCAGCGCGGGTTCATCCATCCGGCGCTGCTGGGGGTGATTGCGGCTTCGCGACATCGTTCGTCGTCACCACAGCCGACATTCGCGAACATCTCGCTGCTGATCCATGGCGACGCTCGTCCGTTCATGGACGTGAGTTCGTTCCAGCGGCAAGTGGCGAACTGGGCGGCGAGGTCCACGACCTCTGGTGGTCTGCTGGTCGCGAACACGAGTCAGGCGCTCGTCTGCCCATCCAGCAACGACTTCGTGTTCGGCACTGGCTCCTGGATGGTGGCGGCCTGGGTGACCAGCCCGACAGGCAACGGCGCGCGGATTTTTGACATGCGCACGTCGACGGCCTCGACCGATGGATGGACCTTCAGCATTCAGGGCTCGACGAATCTACCGTTCATGCAGATCGCGGGGACCAACTATGGTGTTAGCGGCGGCGCGGTCGGCGGCAATCTCTCGCTCACATCAAGCACGCTCACCCACGTCGCGTTCAGCTATGACGGGACGACGCTGCGCTGCTTCGTTGGAGGAGTTCTCTCGTGGTCGTTCAACGTGTCGTTGAACATGGCGGCCAACAGCAAGCCGCTGTACATCGGTAACGCGCCTTCGCTGTCGGATGGCATCAGCGGCGCCAACCTCAGCGAGATGATCATCGTCAAGGGCGAGGCGGTGTACACCTCGGCATTCACCCCGCCGAGCCGCTACTCCGACACCGGCAACGCGATCGCGGCGGAGCCCAACGCAGCGACGTTCTCGAACGTGAAGCTGCAGCTGCACGGCAACGGCTCGAATGGCTCGACCACCGTCACGGACTCCTCGACATCGGCTCGCACGGTCTCGGTCTTCGGCAACTGCCAGATCAGCACCGCGCAGGCGCGAATCGGCTCGAGCTCAATAGCCTTCGACGGGACTGGCGACTACTGCACCATTCCCCAGTCGGCCGACTTCGCCTTCGGCACTGGGGACTACGCCTTCTCGGTTCAGATGTACCGCGCCGATTCGACGCTGCGCGCCATCGCCTGCGGCTACCAGGACAGCAGCAACGGCTGGTCGATGCAGGTCAACCTCACCACGGCAGGACGGGTGATCTGGAACGAGACCGGCGACGGCGTCGACTGCGAGACGATCGACGGGCTCGTGGCAGCGACGACATGGAGGCAGGTCGTCGTCGGGCGCAAGGGCACGCTGCTGATGCTGTTCTACGAGGGAGAGCTTGTCTACTTCGCGACCGACAGCCAGAGCATCACCGCACCGGTGCTAATCTACATCGGGAGCTTCACGCGCTCGATCACGACGGCGCGCGACTGGAACGGCTACATGCAGGAACTGCGCATCATCAAGGGCGAGTGCCCCTACCAGCGCAGCTTCACGGTGCAGACGAGCGCGTATCCGGATAGCTGAGCATCAGGCGGCAAGATAGCCGCCGTCGACCACCATAGTGGTGCCTGTGGTCCAGCGCGCGGCGTCGCTGAGCAGGTAGAGCACGGCGTCGCGCACCGCGTCGACCGAACCGATCCCCAGCGGATGCTTGCGCGCGTACGCGGCGCGCGCCTCCTCTGGCTGCCGGCGCATCAGGCGCTCGTGCATCGGCGACTCGAAGGCACCGGCGGCGACGCAGTTGACGCGGACCCCTCGCGGGGCCAGCTCGGTCGCGGCGCACCGCACCATCGCCTCGGCGGCCGCGCGAGCGCCGCTGTAGGCGGACATCGCGGCCGTGCCACGATGCGCGGCGACCGAGGACATGATGACCACGCTGCCGCCCTCGGCCATCACGCCAGGCGTCGCGGCGGCGCGCAGCACCGCGAAGGCGCTGTCGGCGAAGACCATCGCACGGCGGTAGCTGTCGTCGCCGGTCATGCGCAGCGGTGCCACGAGTTCCTCGCCGGCGGCGTGGAAGATGCCGTCGAGCGGGCCGGCGTCCTTCGCCCAGTCGCGGATCATGGTGCTGATCGCGTAGGGGTCGGCGCTCATGTCGAGCATCTCGTGGTAGACAGGGTCTTGGCTAGGGCATTCCTCGAACAAGAACCGCAGCTTCTCCATGGTGCGGCCGACGACGATGACTTCTGTGGCCGCGTGCGCGTTCAGCGCGATGGTGACGGCCTTGCCGATTCCGGAGGTCGAGCCTGTGATGAGGTAGCGCTTCATTGCAGTTTCGCGAGCTCGCGCAGGTAGGCCTGAGGCACAGCGATCCCGCGCCGCATGGCTTCGTTGATGAATGCTCGAACGACGGTCGTCCTATCCGCGATATCCGGAGCGCAAGCTGGGATCTCGGGCGGAAGTGGTACTTCGACCGTGATGCCGAACACGGCGCGCAGCAGCTCGACTGCTGAGATCCGGCGCCGCGCGACGGCCGACATGCTCAAACCTCGATGAGCTCGGTGACTTGCATGCGATACCCGCTGAGCACCGCCCCCGCCCACGACCAGCCGGCGCCGAAGCCGAATAGCGCCAGCCGGCTGACCCGCGCGGCATTCCCGAGCTTGTCGCACAGCAGGAGCGGGATCGAGGCGCTGGAGCAGTTGCCGAAGCGGTCGATGTTGGTCGGGATCTGGTGCGGCTCGAAGCGCTCGGCGAGCTTCATCTTGCCGACCAGATGCTGCAGCATGTAGGCGTTGGCCTGGTGGAAGAGCAGGTAGTCCGGCGCCGGCGCGATGTCGAGGATGTCCTCGACCAGCGGCGGCACTGTGCGCAGGGTGAAGCTGAAGACCGCTGCGCCGTCCATGCGGACGAAGTCCTCGCGCGTCGCGGGCATCGTCAGTTTCTCAGTTCCGCGTGCGTCCGTCCCGTGCACGAACTGGGTCAACCCTCTCTCGGGCCCGGCGACCACCGCGGTGGCGCTGCAGGCGTCGCCGAAGAGCGGCGCTGTGGCCCGGTCATTCGGATGCACGATCCGGCTCGTCGTGTCACCGACGACCAGCAGCGCGCGCCCAGTGCCGCCGAGCATGCGCATCGCGAGCCAGAGGCCGTAGACGTACCCGGCGCATGACCAGTTCACCTCGATCGCGGGCGTGTGCTGCGGCAGGCCGAGGCGGCCGTGTAGGTCGTATGCGGAGGCTGGCACCGCGAGCCCCGGCGTCTGCGTGACGTAGACCAGCAGGTCGATGCTGCTTGGCGCCCATTCCATCTGCTCGAGCAGGCGGCGCGCGGCGGCGAGGCCTAGCGTTTCGGTGGTCTGGTCCTCGGCGGCGTGGCGCCTGGCCAGCACGCCGGTCATCTTCGCGGCCTGCGCGGCATCGGCGCCGAGATCAGCGTTCGTCAGCTCCACGCTGGGCACGGCAGTGACGATGCCACCCACGCTGCCGTGCAGCGACTCCGCGCGATTGCCGTGGCGCGTGATCATTCCCCGGCTCCGGCCAGCGCCAGGATGTCATCGATCGTCTTGCACTTCCCGAGCTCGACTCCGTCGACCTCGGCTCCGAACCTGTCCAAGAGGCCGACGATGAGCACGATGTTCAGAGAGTCCGGCCAGCCGGCGAGGTCCTCGAGCATGGTCTCCGGCGCGATCTCGGTCTCGAAGATCGTGGTCAGTTCAGACAGGATGGTGGATCGCTTCGTCGTCGTGTCGCTCATGGGCGCTTTCTCCTTTGATGGGTCCGGGCGGTTGGCGGCCTTCGTACACCGCGAGCAGCGCCTCGTCGTAGGGGATCGAGCAGGCAGCGAACATGCCGCGCACCGTGAGCTCAAGCATCACGGCGCCGCATTTCGTCGTCTCCCAGCTCTGCAGCTGCAGCCCGCGGTCCATGACCGCGCGGCCGGCTTCGATGAGCGCCTGGGCGGCCTCGACAAGGTCCGCAACATCGGGCTCCTCGTCGTGGATGTCCAGCGTCTGCGCGACCTCGAGCATGACCGTGCACATCGTGCGGATTAGCGCCGGCATGTCGTCGCGCTTCAGCGCTTCGTGGATGACAGCATCGGTCGACTCGCGGATGCGCTTGCGCGAGGGCGTCGTCGGCAACTTCTTCGGATCGATGGTCAGCACGGCAGGCTGCCGGCCGCGGCGAACGATGGCGAGCTCGGTCTTCATGCAGTCTCCTTCGTCGAATCGATGACGCGAGGACCGCGCTGCAGAGCACCGTGGTGCTCGTGGATCAGCCGCATCGCGCGCGCGAACGAGCCGCGCACTTCCGGCGCCGGCTCGTTGAAGAACAGTCCCTGCAGATCGGTCGCGAGCAACTGGTCACGCGCCGCCTCGCGCTGCGCATGGTCCGTGATCAGATCCACCGCGCGGTCGACGTACTCGTCGACGGATCGCGCCACAAACCGCTCGCCGAGCCCAGCGTGCCGGGCCATCACCGCATCGAAGCGCTCGTGCGGCTCGTCGCCCTCGAGCGTCAGGATCGGCAGGCCCAGCAGCATCGAATCGATGTTCGAGTTCGTGCCGCCGAAGGGGAAGGTGCAGAGATGGAGGTGGCAGCGCGCGAGGTGCTCCATGTAGACGTTGTAGTGGACGCGCTCGTAGATCAGAGCCGTCGGAATCCACTCTCGGACCTCGCGCGCCGCCTGGTGCAGCGTCACACCGATCTGGTTCAGGAAGAAGTGGAAGACCACCTGCTGGCCGGCCTCGGCCGCCCGCGCGGAGATCCGCTGCACCGACTCCATGAAGCGGGCGTTGAGCTTGCATAGCATCGAGGGCACCGCGACGTGCACGACGGCCGGTGAGTTCTCGAGCTCGCGCCGCTGCGGCATCGCGGCGTCCGGGCGCATGATGAAGCGGGCCGAGCTCTTGGGCATCGTCACGATCCGCTCGCTGAAGAGCGCGGGGTCGCCGATCGATCCCTCCTCGCAGATGACGTAGTCCATGTGCGGCGAACGGCTGCTCGCCGGGTGGCCGAGCGTCATCACCTGGATGGGCGCGACGCGGATCGACGCCAGCACGACCCACCACATCGCCATGCCCAGCGACGGGTAGTAGACGATATCGGGTGCGATGCGCTCTATGGTCTGGAGCAGATCGGCGAACTGAAGGTTCTCGCCGCTGACCTCGTGCCACTCGTCGAACTCGGCCTTGCCGGCCTCGTCGATGTCGCTGGCGCGCGAGATCCCGACGAGACGGAAGTGCTCGCGCAGATCGCGGATGATGGGCGCGTAGCAGCGGTACATCGCATGCAGGCTCGTGAACCACTCCGTCGGGATCAGGATCACGGGCTTCGCGCGCTGCTCGCGGTGCTGCATGCTGCGCATCGCGAGGTCGGCTGGGCGCGGCAGCGGTAGCCCGCTGTCGCGCAGGAACCGCTCGATCGCCTTGTGGATCGTCTCTTTCGCGTCGTGCTTATCGCGCCGCAGCGCGTAGCTCGTGTACATGTAGGCGTCAGACAGCGTCTGCAGCGCGTGCACGGGTAGCGGCGCCTGCGCGAAGATGGTGTGCAGCCCGAGCAGTTCCTCGCGCCGCGCCTGCGCCTGCGGGTTCACCGTGAGCAGCGCGCTCAGCATGCCGGCCCAGAGACCGAAGGTCGCTGCCGGCGAGCGCTTGAAGGTCTCCTCGAAGTGCATCGAGAAACTCGAGCGCATCGAGTATGTCAGCAGGAACTTCAGCAGCATCGAGCCGCTTTCGATGCGGATCTCCGACCCTTGCTCGGCGGGCTTCTGCTCGGTGACCTGCGCCATCAGGTGATCGGATGAGCCGAACGCGCTGTGCCGGAAGCAGACGTCCAGGATCGCGTGCTCTCCGGCGAGCGTCTCGAAGCCTTGCTGCGACATGTTGAACCCTGGGTCGGCCAGGAGCGAGATCACTGCGGCGCAGAAGCGCGTGAAGAGGACGCGGCGCAGATCGGGGTGCTGCGCGTAGCCCGTGAACTCGCCGCCGATCCGGGTGCGACGCAACGTCGCCAGTAGCAACTGGCTCGCCTTCTCGTACTCGCGCCGGTACACCGCGCGCTCGAACTCCTCCAGCGAGGAGTGGTAGATCATGAACTGCCCCGGCCCCAGCGCTGGTGCGCAGGCTTCAGGCGACAGCGATGTCGGGGACGGAGGGGTCGGGGGCGGTGTGCTCATTGACGATGTCGCGCAAGGTGTTGCAGACGTGGAGGACATCCTCTCGCGTGAGGGACGTGTGAAAGGGCAGGCCGACCATCCGCTCGCGCAGCGCCTGCGTGACCGGCATCTCGGCCGGGCGTGGGGCCGCGCCGAATTGCGGTAGTTCGTCCAGAAAAGGCCGGTACCACTGCTTCGAGCCGATGCCAGCAGCAGCAAACGCCGCGATCGCGTCACAGGCGCGGACGCTGTTGGGCAGCAGGACCGGCAGCAGAGTCGAGAATGTGCCCCTGGTCGGCAGGTCGTAGAAGCCGTCGAGTTGCTGGACGTACCAGAAGCCGACCTGTTGCGTCAGCCTGGCGCGCTCCTCGAGCCATGCTGGCCGCGTGCAGGCGAGCGCCACCGCGGCGTGGTACTCGGACATCTTCGCGTTGCGACCGCCGTGCCCGAAGGTCGACAGCCGCCGCACCATATCGAGCACGTGCCGGTTGTGCGAGGCGACGAAGCCACCTTCGCCGGCGCCGATGAACTTGGTCGCGTGCAGGCTGTAGGTCGTCGCGGTGTTCGCTCGCTCGCTGACCTTCTGGTCCGCGATCGCGCCGGCCGCGTCGATCACGACCGGCAGCCCAGTCTCGCGGGCGAAGTCGTCCCAAGGAGCAATAGGGACGGGGATGCCGAACGCCGCAACGACGACCACGGCGCGGATCGGGAAACCGGCGCGCATCGCCTGGCGCACGGTGTCGGGGCTCAGTTGCCAGTTCCGAGCGTCGACGTCAAAGAGCGCCATCCGATAGTCGGCATGCTGCACGGCCTGGCCGGTGCCAACGAAGGTCATCGCCGGCATCGCGATGAGCGAGCCGCGCTTTACGCCTAGCGCGCGCAGCGCGAGCTCGATTGCGTCGGTACCGTTGGTCGTGGTGACTGTAGGTGCGCCGACCAGCGTCTCGAGGTGCCGTTCGAGCTCATCGACGAGTGGGCCGCGGTTCGAATAGACGCGCGCCGCATCGATGCGCCGCAGATAGGGCAACAACGCATCCGCCGTCGGCATGTGAGGAACGAGCAGCGGGATCACAGCAGCGACTCCCGGAAGTGCGCGATACGGTCATCGCGCGGGCCGAGGTTCCCCGTGAAACCTGGGACGACGATCTGGCAGATCGCCTCGTCCTCGGCGAACACGCGGTCGTTCATCGCGGCAACCGCGGCGTAGTAGCGATCCTGGCCAGGTCGCGCGCCTGCCTCGGTCTGCACGAACAATCGGCTGACGAAGTCGGTACGGCCATCGAGCCGCGGCAGGTACAGCTGCAGCGCGTACGTCCAGCCGCGGGTAGTTGCGACGGCGGAGTAGGGTGCGAGGTGTAGGTGCGCGTAGTCGAACGGGTACGTCGATGCGAAGAGTGGCGCGACCCGATCGAGCCGGTCCGCCACCGCGCTGCGGAACGCCTCGATCGAGGATCCGCCAGGGAGCACTTCAAGCCCAGCGCGGGCGAGCTGGAGCGTGGCAAGCGTGCCGGTGTGCACGTGTGCGACGTGCTCGTTGTCCAGCGCGTTCTCGACCGCCACCCGCCAGCCGAAATCGTAGGTGCGGCGGATCTCCGAGTGCAGGCGCAGCGCCGGCGATCCGCGAAGGAAGTCGGCTTCCATGTGAGAGAGCCCGTTTCCGTCGCCGAGGCGTACCCTGCCATCGGTCCAGTCGACGAGTAGCCAGTCGCCGACCCACTGACAGAGGTACGTCTCGACCTGGCTCGGCCGCGCGCAGCGGCCGTGATACGCGCACACCGGCGGCCGGTTGCCACGCGGCTCCGTGTAGATGCGCGCGCCGCGGTGCGGGCAGGTGTTCATGAACGCGACGACCTCGCCGTCGACGTTCATCACCGCGACGTCCGGCGTGATGGTGACGAAGTCACCCGGCTCCACGAGCTCGCAGCGGTGCGCGGCGATGATCCAGGTCATGCGATCGCTCTCGCCGGGTTGCCGAACACTGTCATGCCAGCGGGAACGTCCTTCACAACCACCGCGCCAGCACCGATGACGGCGTCGTCCCCGACGGTTACGCCGGGTAGGACCTGCGCGTGCGAGCCGACGTTGACGCGCTTGCCGAGGCGCACGCGGCCCGACAGGCACACGTACGAGGCGAGGGTACAGAAGTCGCCGACGTAGCAGTCGTGCCCAATGCTCGAGTAGGTGTTCAGCACGACGCTGAAGCCGAGGGCCGCCTCGTCCGACAGAAGCGTGTGCGGTAGCAATATGGAGCCAGCCCCGATGTCGTTGCCGTTCGTGATCGCGGTCGGGTCGATGTAGGGAGGGGCGAGCGTCCCCTCGAGCTTGCGCCAGATCGCTTCGCGCGCCGCGGGGTCGGCAACCGCGACCAGTACCGTGTCGCCCGGCATCACGGACTCGCGCGCGATCGTTCCGACGACGCCCATCGCCGCGAGCTGGGTCTGCGTCTTGTCGACGCCGTCGTCGAGGAACGCGATCGAAGCGCCGGGCAGCGCGGCGCGCATCCACTGCGCGAGCTCGCGGCCGAGCGCACCAGCTCCGGCAATCAAGGTGCGCTCGGACGGCGTGGGGCTTGGCCGCTCCTTCAGTGCACGGAACAAGGTACTGCGGTCGACACCAGCCTCGCGCGCTGCGACCGCGATGGAGCGGCCGCGCGCCACGAGTTCGATGCCCTTCTCGGTTGCTGCGCTCATGCGTCGTGACATGGCGGGCGATGTTGCGTTATGCGTCGCCGCTGCGCGTGTCCCTACATGCCGAATCGTTCCGGTAGGAGCGCGCGTCGCGAATGAAACGGACGCCTTCGGGTGGTCTGATGCGGGCTGCTTTCACGCCCCATCCAAGGCCACCAACTGCACGCGGAGGACGGTCCATGAAGACCCTCATCGCAACGATCTCCCTCGTCGACTTCACCGCCCCCGCGGGCACCGTGGTCGATCACTACCTCGCCGAACTTTCCGACGGCCAGAGCGCGCGCATCGAGCTCGCCGGTCCGCTCACTGCGAGCTTCACGGTCAACGCAGACGGCGACTACTCGTTCAAGATCTCTGCGCGCGCCGCCGACGACAGCGTGATCGGCGAGCCGATCGTGTCCAACGTCGTGACGGTGACGATCCCGCCGGCCACGATCACGGTCCAGATCCCCGGTGTCGCCGAGCTCGCGATCGCGGCCGACCAGGCTCCCGCTGCACCGGCGGCGTGATGTTGCGAGGGCCTGCGCCGGCTGCTGCGGCTCCTGCTGGAGTTGCTGCTCCCGTGCCGCAGGCGCACCGTGGTTCGGGTTCCGGGCAACGCGACGTTGCGCTGCACGGGCCGCAACGAGTGACCACGATGACTGCAACGGCTGCCTTCGCCATCCAGTTGCGCAACTGCGGCTTGCGCGCATGCGAGATCGCCGCCGCGATGCGCTGGACGGTGCACGAGGCGTACGAAGTGCTGCAGCGCTATGGCGGGTGAACCATGAGATGGCGCGGCCGCCCTTCCCGGCAGGAACGTCTGCGGCAGTACTTCGCCGCGCTGAGTCCTGATGCCCCGCTGCTCACGTACCAGGAGCTCTCGGACTGGCTTGCGGACGGAAGCACTGCCAAGCAGGTGTTCTACAGCGTCCGCGAGCTTCGGCGATTCCAGGGATTGAACGCTCCCGTACTGCGCGCGCTCAGCCGTCCCGCGATCCGCAGAGCGAAAGCGCGCGCCCAAGCCGTGCTATCGGACGACGCTCGAGTTCAGGAACTGCGCCGGCGCGCCAACGTCGCGCAGATCGAGGCACTGCTCAATGGCGACCCGTCCCTGCGCGTCGAGTTCGCCGCGGCGCGACTGCGCCGTCCTTCCCTGTGACCCTCCGGAGATTCCCGATGAAACACTACCTTCACAACCTGTACGCCGCTGCCGCGGTCGCGGTGTTCCTGCTGCTGGGCTTCTTCCCGGCGATGGTTCGCGCCGGTGAGTGCACTCCCGAGCGCGCTGGCGGCGCCGGCAAGTTCTTCACGACCGTTATGCAGCCTCAAGCCGGCGCCGTCATCTACGCCTGGTGGTGTCCGGACGGCCTGGGCTACACGCTGGTCGCGTTGGACAGGTGGAAGCCGCTGCTCTCGGACCAGATGACCGGCCGCGCGTTCTTCATCGAGTTCACGCGCCTCAAGGATCTGCGCAAACGCTCGGACGACACCGCGTTGATGCCGCTGTCGCGCGAGGCGAAGGACGTGCTGCAGCGGTACGAGCCGACGCCAGCGCAGCGGCGCAAGCTGGCCAACGAGCACACGGTGATCTGACCGCCGAGGCCTGCGATGCCTGACAGACCCGGTGGCCTCGACACGGTGCCCGGCCAGCTCGACGAGCTGCGCATGCGGCTCGATGACGGCGACCGAAAGCGCGCGGCGATGCAGCGGTCGATCGAGCGCATCGAGGGCGACGTGGTCGACGTCAAGAAGGCGCTCGACGCCAACACGGCGCTTACCGAGGAGAACACCGCGATCACGAAGCAGACGGCTGACGTGGTCAAGGAGATCCGCGACTACCAGACCGCGCTGCGTGTCATCCGAAAGCTCCTGATCGCCCTGGGGACTGTCGCAGCGGCCGCGATCGCGATCTGGCAGTTCATCGTGGCGTTCCACACCGGCGCGCCTCCGAAGTGAAGGGACCGACTCCATGACCCCGCAAACCGTTCGCGCTGTGCTCGCCTATCTGCTGACCGCAGCGGGAATCCTGAGCATCGTGCTGGTCGCCTTCGTGACCATGACCCAGGCCCAGGCCACGCTCGTCGGCACCGTGCTCGGCGCCGTGCTCTCGAACTGGAAGGTGCCGCTGTCGTATTTCTTCGACGGCGTCGCCATCTCCGAACAGGACGCCGCCGTGAAGCCGGGGCCATCGACGCCGACCGCGCCTGCGCCAGCACCGGCCGAAGCGCCGCCACAACAATGATCGACCTTGGCCGCCTCATTGCAGCTGGCGTCGCGCCGAGCGCCGCGCGCAATGTGCTCGCGCCGCTACTCGCCGCATGCGCTCGGTTCGAGATCGCGTCAGCGCAGCGCGCTGGAGCTTTCGTCGCGCAGTGCTGGGTCGAGACGGGCGGCTTCGCGCATTTCGAGGAGAACCTCTGGTACACCACCCCGGAGCGGATCCGCGCGATGTTCTCGTCGCGCGTCGCTGACCTCGAGCAGGCCGCGCGTCTGACACGCAACCCGCAGGGGCTCGCGAACTGCGTCTACGCCGGCAGGAACGGCAACGGATCGACTCTCAGTGGCGATGGGTGGAAGTACCGCGGCCGCGGCGCGATCCAGCTCACTGGGCGCTCGAACTACGGTGACGCCGCCGTCGAACTCGACCGTCCCTACGTCGAGCAGCCGGGACTCGTCGCGGAGCTGCCGGACGCGTTCCTGACCGCGGCCTGGTACTGGTCGGTCCACAAGCTCAACGTGCTGGCCGACGGCATACAGTCCGACGCGATCACGCGCGTGATCAACGGGCCCGCGATGTCCGAGTCCGCGCTGCGCCGGCAGATGACCCAGCAAGCTGTTCAGGCTTTCTCCTGAACCTCACCATCCCCTCAAAGGAGCCCAACATGGGTACAAGAGCCAAGTTCCGCTGCAATTCGGTCAACGATTTCGGAGGCGGCAGCAAGGAAGTCAGCCTCTCGGTGGTCTACGACCCGAATGGCAACGACGAGAATGCGAACTTCACGAAGGCGACACCGTCGGGCGAGATGAAGATGCGCATCGACAACCCGGCCGCGTCGGTCCAGTTCGACCCGGGGAAGTACTACTACGTCGACTTCACTCCTGCGGAGGCCTGACCATGAAGCGCTACATCGCATCGGTTTTCGCGCTTGCTGTGCTAGCCTTCGTCGTCGGCTGCGCGCAGCTCGGGGTCACCGCGCCGCAGTCCTTCAACGAGAAGGCCTACGCCGCGGCGTTGTCGATCGACTCGATCCAGAAGAACGCTGACGCCTTGCTCAAGGCCGGAAAGATCAGTGCCACCGACGCCGAGAACGTGCTCAAGGCGACCGACGTCGCAACGGAGGGAATCAAGGTCGCCCGTAGCTACGCGAGCACGGCGCCGACAACCGCAAACAGCCGGCTCGACGCCGCCGTCATGGGTTTAACCGCCCTGACGACCTACCTCAACGCGCAGGGAGGCAAGTGATGGGAAACGCAGCCATTCTCGCGAACGTCGTGCTGCAGTTGCTGACGTCCGCCCAGGCCTATCAGGCGCGGCTCGCTTCGGGTGAACCGATCACCGATGCCGATGTCGACGCTGCCCTCGCGCAGGTCGGCTCCAGCCGTGCGCAGCTTGCTGCAGACATCGCTGCAGCCAAGACTGCGCCGTGAAGGCGTTCCTCGCGCCGTTGGTCTGACCTGCTAATCACTAGCTGCGTGCGACGATCATCGCGCGCAGCGTGAAGAGGTCGTCCAACGGCATGCTTCGGAACGGCTCCGCAAGCTTCGCGACGATCTCGGGCTGAGCCGGCGCAACGTCGGCCTCGACCGCGACGATGCTGTAGCCGGTCTCCGCGAACATCGTGAGGTACTGGCTATGCCGCAGCCGGTTCACGTAGTGCAGCCGCGTGTTGTACGGCCGCCAAGCGGCATGGTCGAAGGTCAGGAAGTTGAACCGCGACGAGTCGCTGCGGCGCGCGTAGTGGTCGCTGTAATCGATGAAGTGCACGCTGATCCCGTCCGGCTTCAGCAGCTCGCGCGCGCTGCCGAGTACCGCTCGGAGGGCCGGCCCCGGGATGTGCTCCAGCGTGTCGGCCGTGAAGAAGCAGTCGAACGTCCCGCGCTGGTCCGCCAGCTGGCCCAGCTCACCCGGGGCGAGGTACGAGATCCCAAATGCCTCGAGGTCGTCCCACGAGCGCAGCGAGGGTGCCTTCATGCCCAGGCGCTGCGCCATGTGATTCGCTGCATGCTGGATAAGCGGGAGTCGCGCTAGCCGGGTGATGTCCACGCACGTCACGTGCTCGACGCCCAGCATCCGAATGGCGATCGCGATCGCTAGGTCGCCGCCCGCTCCAATCTCGACGAATCGACCATTTCGGCCGCTAGCTGCCTGCTCGAGACGGCGCGCGGCCTTCAGCAAGTTGTCCAGCGGGACCGTGGGCCGCGGCCACTCGCGCGTGACGTAGCGCTGTAGGCCGTAAAGCAGCTGGTCGGCGAAGGGCATCGCGACGAGCACGCGAAAGATGGCGGCCTTGGTCTTCCAGTGCATCCTGTCCCCTCTCCGAGGCCGCCGACTGTAGCAGCCGCGCGCGCAGGATCGGCACACGCAAGGCGATCGGCGGGTGGTGAGGGGTAGGGTGCTTGTGCGGGGATTTTTGCCCAAACGGGCGCTTTTCACGCGCACCAAGCGCTCAGCGCGCGTGGCCTCTACGAGGGAGCGAGGATCGCGCGGGGTGCGCGCCACGCACTCGAAATCAGGCGTGTCGCAAGGCACCGCGGGTTCGAATCCCGCCCTCTCCGCCAATCTACACAGTACCCGCAGCGTGAGCATCCGCTGACATCAAGCGGCCTTCGGCTTCTCGTTGTGCGGGACTTTTCGCCCAATCTTGCCCACCGCATCCCGTAGCGTCTCGGCCCGGTGATGACTGTACCGCGCGGTGCTGCGCGGGTCCTTGTGCCCGAGCACGCGGCCCACGGTGAATAGATCCACGCCGGCGTTGACCATCTCGCTGGCCGCGCTGTGGCGCAGATCGTGGATGCGGATGTGCGGGAGCTTCGCCCGTTCTCTCGCGCGCTGGTAGCCGCGCTGCAGGGTGCTCTCGGGCGTGGTCAGCGGCAGCGCCTTCAGGATGCCCAGGCGCACGAGCTTAGGGTGCGTCGGAATCACGCGGCGCTCGCCGTTCTTCGTGTCTGGCAGCACCAGGCGCTCGCCGCTGACCTCCACGCGGCGTAGCTCGCCGAAGCGCATGCCGGTGTAGAAGGCCGCGAGGATCATCGTGCGCACGTCGCGCCGATCGGCTGCACGCGCGATGCGCCCGAGCTCGACGCGGCCCGCGTAGACATGGCGCTCGTTGCGCACGGTCGGCAGGATCATGCGACTGGTCGGGTCTTCGTCGCACATGCCGTGCTTCTTCCAGCCCCAACGGCATGCGGCCTTCAGCAGCGCCAGGCGCTGGCGCACCGTGGCATCCGAGAGCACGACGCCCTCGCGCACGCCGTCGCGCGCCTCGGCAACCATCTTGGCGATCGCCGGCAGTTCGCTGAAGTGCTTGCCGGTGTAGGCCCACGCGATCGCAGCGAGGTTTTCTTCGGCCTGGCGGTGGCTCTTGAGGCTTCGCTTGTCCCGCAGGTAGTGCAGGACGGCGGTGTCGATCAGCGGGTCGACTCGCTCGATACCAGACGCAACGGCGTAGAGGCGCTTGCCTTCCTTGAAGTCGTAGGCGTCTGCCTGGGCTTGAGTCCAGCCTTTCGGAAGTAGGCGGCTAGCTCGGTGTCTTCGACCGTCAATGTAACGGTCGAATTCGTATCGCCAGCGCTTGTTGCGCGGATCCCAGCGGACCGACATGATTCCCTGAACGCCTCCACGTCAGTTTCGGCGAATCGTACAGCCCGGCCGATCCGGTACCCGGCGAGCTTTCCCGACGCGAACAGGTCGTACACGGCTCGCGGGCTGATCCCGAGCAGTGAGGCGACCTGCGCGGCGGTGAGCATGTCCCTACCCACGCGCCGTAGCGCGCTCCCATATCGCATCCAGTGTCTCGGCCTGCTTCGCAGTCAGCGTGCGGCCGTCGCGCAGCTGCTTGCCGACGCTGTCGACGAACGAGCGCTCCCAGTCGCTGAGGCGCGACTCGCGCTTCTCGCAGTCGTCGATCATCTGCTCGTGCTCGCTCATCGCATGTGCTCCGGGATGTCCTCACGCTTCACCCAGAGCACGATGCCGACCTCACCACCGGGTTCGAGCAGGTCGACCGCATGGAGATGGGTGGTCAGGAAGGTCACGGCGCTGACGCGCTGCCCGCGCTGCGGCTTTCGATCCGAGACGTTGGTGACGGCCTCGTGCAGCATCTGCACCGCGATCTTGGCCTCGCCGATCTCGGCGATCAGTTCGGTCAGCGTCATGGTTTCGCTCCAGGCCGAGCGCGCGCGAAAGCTCCGACGCACGATGTGTCATTCGCCGCATCCCAGCGAATCTGCTCCGCAGTCTTCGGAAGCAGTCGTCCGTCGCTGCCTCGCTGGCGCTCGGCGTTGTGCAGCCTGTTGTGCTCGCCGCGCGTCAGCGGCTCAAGATTGTCGAGCCGGTTGTTGGACTTGCATTCGTCCTTGTGGTGGAGCGTCTCGTCCGGGCCCGGCCGAGGGCGGCCCGCGGCGCACCAGACGACGAGGTGCTCGTAGGCATATCCGTTCGGATCGGCGAGCGGGTGCTCGCGGCCGACACGGACCTTGACATACCCGTCCTCGTTGATCATGCGGCCGTCGTTCCAGCGCGGGTGCTCAGAGCCGCTCTTGTGGTGGCCCCACGAGGCCGGGTTATTGCCGCGGCCAACACCAGTGCTCTTGGTCATGCCGGGAGCTCCTGCAGTCGCAGATCGGCAGGCCATTGATCCATCGGCAGCTTGCGGCCTCGCTCGGTGATTTGCTTCAGGAAGAAGGGCACCTCAGCTGCGGCACACTGGTCGCGCAGCGAGCGGAACCAATCGGGGTGCGATGGCCTAGCGCGATCGCCACTCTCCCCGCCGGTGATGACCCAGCCCAGGCCTGGAGGCAATTCGATGCGATCCGTGCGCATCGACAGGCTGATCGGCCCGAGTAGTGGCTCGAGGCTCACGCCGCGGCGCGCCGCTGGCGTGGCCAGCAGATCAGGGATGCGCTCGTCGGCCTCCTGCTGCCGCTCCGCGCTGACCATCATGATCACGTTCGACAGCGGCCAGCCCGGGTCATCGTCGACGAATCGAATCTTTCCGGCGTCCAACAGGCGCAACGCGACCTGCTCGATGCGGTCGTGCACGCCTGGCGCACTGAGGTATGCGCGCATCCGTGCAGAGCGCTTCGTCAGAACCTGAAAGGTGTGCCACGGGCACTCGCCCATGACCGCGAACACCTGATCGATCCAATCGTCGGGCACGTTTTCGTGGAACAGGTCGCCGTGCGCGCAGACGAAGATCTCGCGCGGCCGCTTCCAGCGCTGCGGTTGGTCGAGCCATTGCTCGTTGAAGCGGACCTGGCCATTCCAGACAGGGCCGGCAGCGCTCGGCTCTGTCAGGCCAGCGCGCGACGGGTGATTGCGCAGCCGCGTGCCCGCGAGCTTCATGGCGTAGCAGCCCCTGCACCCGGGACTGAGCACGCTGCAGCCCGTGATGATGTTCCACGTCGAGTCGCACCATTCGATCAGGGAGTGATCGGCCATCAGTTCGTCCCCTTGATCGTGTAGCCCATGAGGCCCTGCAGCGGGCTCGGACGCGCGCCCTGCGGGCAGATCGGCAGATCGATCTCGAGGCCATCCAGGCGCACCGTCGGGTGCTCGTAGGTGAAGCCCGGCGCGACGCCGAGAAACTGGAATGGCGTGTTGCAGCCCTTGCAGTGGATCTTCATCTCGAGCACGTAGCGGCCAACGTCTTCGACGTGCGCGACGCGCGACACGATCTCGAACTCGGCGTGCTTGCAGGCCATCAGTCGTACTCCCCCTCGGCTGCAGCCTTCGCCGCCGGCGGCCACTTGTTGCGGTCCTCGCCGTAGAGCGCGGTGGCGGCGAGCGCGATCGCTTCGTCGTGTTCCTCGTCAGTCAGCGGCTCGAGCTCGTGCTGTGCGCACGCGTCGGGGATCATGCGCAGCATGGCCTGCAGGCAGGCGGTAAGTGCAGCGTTCACGAGCTGCTGCGCGGCGACGGGGCACTTCGAGTCGCCATTCGGGCAGGGCCGCGAGCCGTCCTCGTAGCGGCCGCACCGCGGGCAGCGCCAGATCACGGCGCTCACGATGCGCACTCCAGCAGCGCCGCTTCCTGGGCGCTGTTCAGCTCGGCCATCTTCTCGTGCGAGCCGCCGGGCTTGTCGGGGTGGAACTTGCTGGCCAGCGCGCGGTAGGCGCCGCGGACCGTGTCACGCGTTGCGCTGCGCTCGACGCCGAGGATCTCCCACCACTCGCGCTTCGCGCCCGGCGCCGGTAGGGCCGCGAAGCCGGTGAATGCTCGCTCGAGGATCAGGGCGCCGCCGTGGCGCTCGATCGCGCGCATGGCTTCGAGCGTTGCAGCGATCGCAGCGAGGTTGTCGGCGACCCGGTCGTATCGATCGACCGCCATCACCTTGTGCTCGCCCTTGCGCGTGCGCCAGTAGACGGCGGTGCCCGGATCGCCTGGCTCCGATCGATCGGAGCGCGGCAGGCCGTCCAGGCGCAGCTCCACGTTCGTGCTGATCACGATGTCGTCGCGGCCGTATCCCATCGCCTCGAGCTCGGCGAGCACGCGCTGCGCACCGTCGGCGATGGTGAGGCGTTGCGTGCCGCGATTGCCGTGCGTCTTCTTGTTGAAGGTCGCGGAACGGCGGTCGACGTGCTGCGTTCGCTTCCAGCCCGTGGGCCATTGCAGCGGGTAGGCGTTGATCGTCATGCTGCTCACCGAAGCCGGTGCACCGTGCGGCCGGTGATGCCGTCGGGCAGGTTGTCGCCGCCGATGGCCGTGTCGATGAAGCTGCTCTCGCCGCCGCCGGTGACGCGCAGGTAGTCAACCTCGACCTTCGCGGTCTCCACGATGGTCTTCGCGACCTCGTTGACCTGGCGCGCCTTGTCCAGGTCCATCGAGCCGTTCTTCACGGCCTCTAGGGTCGCGAACAGCGTCTCGCGCAGGTCGTTGATGCTCTTGCTCATGCGGGTTCCTTCGCTCGCTTGTTGATCTGCCGGGTGATCTGGCCGCGCAGCTGGTGCACCTGCATCAGCTCGGGCGGCATGCTGAGCCGCGCGCGCGCGCCGTGTTCTGCTCGTGTGATGCACTCGAGCCGATCGACCGTGATCTCCTCGAGCACTGTCGTGCGTCGGCCGCCGCGAAAGACGACGACACAGTCATCTGGGATCGGGCCATGTGCCTCGATCCACACGAGGCGGTGCACGCGCTCCCAGCGTTGCTGCGGCGGCCCGTCGTTGCGCAGCTTGCGGTCGAGATAGCCTTCGCTGTTGACGCGGTAGCCTCCGACGTCGATGAAGCGCGCCGCATTGCGTCCGACGATCTCACCCTTCTTGAACTGCGTCGCGCGACTGGCCGGATGAACGCCGGCGAGTCCCTTCGTTCCCGCGCTCCAGGGCTTGTGTCCGGTCTGGAACCGGCGCCCGTTGTCGCGGTGGCCGTCGAGGAGATGGGCCATCGGTCCGCTCATGAACGCTGCTGACTTGCGCACGCCGAGCTTCATCGCCCGTGCGTGTGTCGCCTTTTCGGTGCGTCCGATCAGTTCGGCCAGGTCGCGCGTCAGCATGTCCGGGTAGAGCCGCCGCATCTGCGCGTCTTCCTCGGGCGTCCAGGCCTTGCGTGGCGGGAGAATGCCGCGGCTCTTGGTCATCGATCGCCCCGATTCGCGTAGGCGAACTCGTGCGCGTCACAGACCGAGCTCTTCAGGACGGCGATCTTGTGCACGTTGCACCGCAGGTTGACCTGCTTGAAGCGAAGATCGCCCCGGCTGCCGCAGTACTCGCTGTCGTCGTAGACGAAGTGCTTGCAGTTGCGGCACTGCGCGTAGCGCTTGGGCTCGGGCGGCACAGCCTTGCGGATGCCGGCGGCCTGGCGCTTGTCGTCGACGGCGCTCATTTCGGCATCGTCCACCGACCGCCGAGGTCGACCGATCGGCCGTTCGCGAGCGGGATCAAGTCGCGCGGCACCGGCGCGATCGCGCGCCAGTGCGTCGGCAGGTAGTAGACGTACATCGAGCCGTCGGCGACGAACCAGAGGCTCCCCTGCCGCTTGAGTGGCTGCTCATTGCGCACGCCATCCGCGTCGTCGATCTTCGTGTCGACAAGCACCCCAGGCGGTGGCAACACGACGGCGCAGTCGAGCCAGTCCGAGCCGAAGCGTGCGTGCAGCGCGGTGGCAGCCTCGTCGTTGATGCGGTCGTGGTCGTTCATTGCGGCTTGCCCTCCATAGGGTCCGGCACGTGCGAGCGATCGGTGTGCTCAGCGCGCAGCGCGCGGTCGGCGATCGCGGCTGTGTCGAGGAACATCGCGGCCGCGCTGTTCAGATCCTGGGCGAGGGCACGTAGCATGTTCGCGCTCGCAGCCTGGTCGTGCCGCTGTGCCTGCGCGTCGCCGTCGTAGTTCGAGAGCTTCGACTTGACGCGCAGCATGCCGATCTGCTCGTCGATCCAGACGCAGGAGTAGGTCGGCCGGATGTCGTAGAAGAACTCCGTCATACCGGGCGTGTGCAGCACCATGACGCCGGCGAGATCGTGCTTGCGCAGCACAGCCTCGATCTCGGCGCGCGCGACCTTCAGGCGCGGCTGGTCGGGCGCGTCGATGGAGTACAGGCGCTTCGTCACGACTTGTGTCTCCAGATGGTTCAGCGCGCACGCGGGCCCGTCGTCTCGGAAGATGCCTCCGCAACCTTCGGGCAGCCGCGTCTCACAATTGCCGCAGACCTGGCGCGGATCGAGCGCCGCGAGTAGCTCGTCGATCGACACGCAGATGCGCTCGGCCTCGAGGTACATGAGCTCAGGCTCCTGCTTCTCGGTCTGCAGGATCAGCGCGCGCTTGCCGGCGCCGCACGCCCAGCCGAGCTCGAGATGCGCGGAGCGGCCGCAGGGCAGGACCATCACGAAGGTGTCGGCCCATTCCATCGCATCGTGATCCGACTTGAAGCCGGCCTGCGCTCGAGGGTGCTGCAGCGCGTCGCGAATGTCGGCAGGGGACCAGTCGCGCCAGTCGCCCATCCCGAGCTGCGACCAGCCGAAGCCCTTGTCGCCGGGCTTCGGATTGCGGAAGTCGTAGACCTCGTGCCCAGCGTCGCGCAGCACGCGCACGACATCCTGCTGCAGCGGGTTGCGCCAGGACGATGCGACGTAGATGCGGCTCACGACCGCGCCCCCGCCGCCAGCGCCTGGCGGGTCTTCTCGCGGCCGCGAGCGGTGCGCTTCGAGGCCGAGGGCACGACCTCCGTGGTCGCGGACTGCGGCGGGGCCTCGCTGTTCGCGTTCGTCGGGAACGGCCACGCATCTTGGGGAATGCTCGACAGGTCCGTCTCGCCGCCCTCGCTGCCGTCGCCGTCGTCCTCCGGGCCACCTGCAGCGAACAGGTCCGTCGCGTCCGGGTGGTCGCGCTCGAATGCCTCCGTCGTGCCATCGATCGCCTCCGCAGGCTTCTCCGATGCCTTGAGCGTGATCCATACCGGCTGCCCGACGTGCATGCCCAGGAAGCCGGAGCGGTCCGCGTCCAGGTCGCTGGTGCCCACGCGCAGCTTGAGCTCGACGCTGCCGCCTTGCTTGGCCTCGATGCGGATCTTGTCGACCTTGCAGCCGCCGAAGAGCATCGACTTCGTATCGTCGACGCCGTCGTCGATCGCGAGCGTCCAGCCCTCGTACTTGTTCGGCAGCGTGTGATGCTCGAACGAGTTGCAGCGCAGGACCGGCGTTGCGGGCTCCACGCCCGGCAGTTGCTCCTGGCCGTCGACCGCCTTGTAGAGAGTCTGCCGGATCTGCGGGTCGATGCAGTCGAGCAGCGTGTTCGCGACCGTCAGCTCGAGGCCGAGCGATACCGCGGGCTTGTCGTCGTCGCCGTGCTTTTCGCTGCGCGGCGTCAGCGTAGCGAGGCGGGCTTCTTGGAACTCGAGGATCTGAAACATGGTGCGTGCGACTCCTGGCTGTGTTGGTGATGGCGGCGGATCAGTAGGGCATGTCGTCGTCAGCGTCGTCGTTGCCAAGCAGCCGCGTGCGGTCTGCCTCGGGCAGGTTCGCGAGCGCGCTCTTGACGCTGTAGGCCGCGAGCGGCCGCTCGATGTTGGCTGCACGTTCGGCACCGCGCGTTGCGTTCGCGAGCGCCATGAGCTCGAGCATGTCAGCGCAGCCCTGCACGATCTTCTCGCCGAGCGTCCGCTTGAACCCGCGTGGCATATCGCGCTGAAGCACGTAGCCCATGGCGAGCAGCTCGGTGCCTGTGCGATAGATGGGTAGATCGGTGTGCAGAGCCACGGCTGGTTCAGTTCAAAGGATCGAAGGGGTCAAGGATTCACTCTGCGAACTGCCACCGCGCCGCCCTCGGCACTGCGGTCGTTGTCGTCGACGTCGCCGCTCGTGAGATAGCAGTTCCACGCGTAGGCGGGGTTCGAATGCACCTTGCTGAGCCAGAACCACGACATGCCGTCGAGGTGATTGCCCTTGTGCGCAACGATCAGGCGCGCCTCCTGATCCGACGGCGCCGACAACCCGTCCTCTTTGGCGAAGGCCTTGGCACCATCGAAGTCGTGGCCACCGTTGCTGGTCTTCACGACGATGGTGTGATGCTTGACGGTGCCGTCGTCGTTGAGCACGGCGCCGGCATACCACTCGCCGGGATCGAGCACGATCTCAGCGGCGGGGATGCGCAGCGTGGTCGACTTCGGCTGCTGCAGCTTCTCGATCATCGCGGCGAGCTCGGCCTGCTTGGCCTGTACGAGCTCAATGGTCACTTCGGACATGGGGCGTCTTCCTTGGTTGAAGGGTTCAAGAAATCAAGGGAATCAGGCGAACTGCCACCGCGCCGCCCTCGGCACTGCGGCTGAGGTGGTTGACGTTGCCGAGCGTGAGAATGCAGTACCACGCGAAGGCGGACGGATCGGGTGCCCAGTCCTCTTCGGTCCATACCCAGGTCTGCGGCAGCAGATCGCCCAGCGTAGAGACGATCAGCGAGCCGATGGCGCGGGTGATGAGCTGCGCGCCGATGCTCTTGGCCCAGGCGCGCGCCGCATCGACATTCATGCGCTTTGGCGGCTTCGCCTTGTCGAGGTAGACGACAGCGACGTTGCGGCCGTCCGGCAAGGTGATGACGCCACCGTAGAGGCCGTCGGCCAGCGGTTGCTTGAGGGCCGGCAGCTCAGCCAGCGTGATGGTCTCGATCGGTGCAATGGTCTCGGTGGTCATGGTTGCCTTTCAGCAGGTGGCGGGAGTGGGTCAGAGGGTGTTGCCGACATGAAAGCGGCGCTTTGCCTCGATGTAGGCCTCGTGCGCTGCTTGAGCAGTGGGGAAGGTGCCCAGCCGATGCGCGGTCCCGTTGACGTGGATCGACGATGTCCAGCGGTTCCGAGTGCGATCGAAATGCGCGCCAAGCAGACCGCTGGCGCTATTGCCGGTTGCTCGACGGCGGTTCTGGCAATTGACCGTCTTGCTGACGCATCGCAGGTTTGCGATCCGGTTGTCGTCGCGCTGGCCATTTATATGGTCAACGTCGCTGGCCGGCCAGCACCCATGGACGTATAGCCACGCGAGCCTGTGTGCTCGATGGAGTCGTCCGTCGACGCGGATATCGATGTATCCATTTCGCCGAGGTGATCCGGCTACTGCGCCCGCTAGCACAGCTCGCATGGAGTTCAACCAAGCGAACGATCCTGTCACTGGATCGTACGCGAGTAGTTCCTTCAGGCGACTTTGAGTAAGCATGGGATCAAATAGAAGATGGGCGACGATTGCTCGTGCAGGCCGGCCAAGTGGCGTTGGAGGGAGGGAGTGGGGAGCACCGGCCTGGCGCGCCCTGGAAAGGTCAGGCGATCGCGCTGCGGCGCGCCTTGTAGATCTCGGTCAGCCGCTCGCGCATCGCCTCATCGGTGACGTCGCGGATTTCGTCGGCCATCAGGTCGAGCGTGTCCACGTCCTTGCAGGCCTGCATCGACTTCGCGAAGGCGACCTCATCGAACTTCGGCGGATCGACCACGGCCGCGCCGGTGGCGCTGTCTTCGCCCTGCGCCGACGGCGTGACCTCGCCGGTCTCCATGTCGATGGCCGGCGGAACGAACGTGTTGGCAATCGCATCCTGCACGTTCAGCGTCTGCGCGCTGCGGTCGGCAGCCGAGTCCAGCGCGAGCGCCGTCGCGAGCTCGTTGCTCTTGGGCAGGTACTTGCAGATGCGCCGGATTAGGGTCTTGCGTGCCATCTCGTCGAAGTCGGTGTCCCACGGCGTGTCCTTGCCGTACTTACGCGCGTTCTTCACGTTCTGGCTGCGATCGCGGATGCGGTTGATCTCCGCGAGCGTCATGACCTCGACGTGCGTGCCGCCGCCCTTGAGCTTTGCCACCGCATAGCCGAAGCGCACCGGCCCGGGGTCGCCGTCCAGGCAGGGCTCGTGCTGCACGCCGGGGTCGGTGCCGAAGCGCACCGCGTAGGTATCGCGCTCGTGCACGAGGTAGGCGCCGATCGAGTCGACCAGGCCGGAGCGCCGCACGAGCTCGAGCAGGCCCTGATAGCCCGGGATCAGCGTGCACTGGTCCTTGAACGGGATCAGGTAGCACTCGCCCATGAGGCCGGGGCGCAGGCCGAGCTGCGACGCCTGGATGACGCAAGCGAAGACGCTGGCCGGCTGGCACTCCGCGAGCTTCGGGTTCATGCGGAAGCAGGTGAGCGCGATGCGCGCCATCGTGTCCGGGTTCAGGTGCCGCGGCAGCGCGCGCGCGATCTCGCTCTTGTACGCCTCGAGCATGCCGGGGAAGTTGTCGGGCCGCTTCGCGACGGCGGTTCCCGTGGTGACAGCCTTGAGCGCTGTGTTCGACATCGTGGATCTCCTGGGGTTACTTGAGCCTGAAAACCCGACTCTCGGTGCTCTTGATGAAGCGATCGAACAGCGCGGGCTCGGCCGCCTGGAACGCTCGTTGATCGAAGCGGCGCGCGCTCTGCGACTTCCACGTGGCCAAGTCGCGGCCGTTGCTCGTGAGGCGCGCGGCGTCGCGCATGTAGGTCTGGATGCGGCCCTTCATGTCGTCCATCTCGGCCTCGATCCGATCGGCCTCGCGCTTGAGGTCGCGGTACTGCTCGACGGTCGTGAGCAGATTGGCGTCGGCCTCGACGGCGGTGCCGGCGTCGCGCTGGAATAGGCGCGCCACGTCGTTGCCGTTGGTCGGCTCCGGCGGTGTCAGCGTCTCGACGTGCTCGCGCCAGAACGCGACCTCACGCGCGCGCATCGCGGCGATGATCTCGTCGTCGCGCTCCACACGGTAGACGCGGAAGTCGTCGCCGCCGATCAGCACGCCGAAGATCACGACCGCGCGGGCCGTCACCATGAGCTGGTGCTGCGCCTGCGCGGTGTAGTACACCGGGATTTCGTCGCTGCCCTGGTCGCCCCAGTCGCGTGCCTTGAACGGCGAGACGGTCTTGATCTCGACGTTCTCGCCGCTCTCGGTCTCCGCGTCGATCTCCGCGGCCAGGAATGGGAACTCGGTGTCGATGTAGCGCTGGTTGCGCGCGACGACGCGCAGCCCGGTCTCGGCGGCCAGCAGGTCAACGACGTACGGCTCCATCCGTTTGCCGCGCTCGAGCACGCGCATGCGGTCGGGGTCCGAGTTCTCGGGCATCGCCGGCTGCGTCTTGTCCTGCCAGAGCTGCAGCGGCGTGCGCCACGGGCTGATGCCCAGGATCACCGCCGCATCGCTGCCGCCGATGAACTTGCGACGGTCGACGATCGCGTTCATTGCTTGCCTTTCAGAAACCACCGCAGCGCCCGAAGCACGCGAGCGGTCAGCGAGTTGTCGAGCTGGATGAGGCTCGCCCGCTCGATGCGCCGGGCGACGCGGCGAGAGCCGGGGAAGTTCGAGATCATTTCGCGACGCTCCGCACCGGCTTGACGTGCTGCTGCTTCTTCGCGGCCTGCTCGGCGCGGATGCGCTCGAAGCGGGCTCGAATGTCGGTGCTCGCGGCGTTGACGTACTCCGCGCCCTTGAGCAGCGAGCGCGTCGGCTCGGTTCGTTTCGGGTTCACCATGACAGCCACCCCCGCGCGAAGGCGTGCGACACCAGCACGGTGCCGAGCACGATCAGGATGCCGACGACGATCGAGAGGATCGGGTGCTCGCGCTCGTCGCTCCACATGGATTTCGGGACGGGCTTCATGCCGCGGCTCCGGTCGCTTTGGCGATCGCGGCGCGCGCCTGGCCAGCGATGTGCTGCAGCACGCGCATCGGGTCGGCGTGCTGACCTTCGGCGTCGCTCGCGATGGCGCCAAGCGCGGCCAGCAGATCGAGTCCAGCCGCGCGGACCTTCGCGTCACGCCGCATCTGCTCGAGCTCCTCCGCGGAAACGCAACCCAGCTCGCGCGGCCCGGCCAAGCGCGCGAAGAAGCGCGCTCCGCTCGGGATGCCCATGTACGCGCGCCCCTTCACGGTGGCGACGGCGCTCGCCACATCACGGCTCGACACGTACTGCGTGCTGCGATGCGTCGGCTTGCGCTGCGGGCCTGCGGTGATGTCGACCGCGTAGGTCTTCCATTCCTTGTCGGCCCAGTAGCGGCGGCCGTCGAGCTCGTCCTGCGAGACGAAGCGCGGCTCAAGGGGCGCCGGCTTCGGAGTCGGCGCGGGTGGCAGGGTGTTGATCCTTGCCGACCATGCTTCGATGTCGGCGCGCGCCGCGAGCGCGTCGCGATCCTTCAGAAGTTGCGCGAGCGAGTTCATGCGGTGGCCTTGGCAATCGCGGCGCGCAGGTCGAGCAGCAGCGCAGCCTCGGGAGGGAGCGCTTCTCGCGGACCATCGGTAAGCCACTTCTCGGCGGCCAGTCGCTGCTCGCAGCGCTGTGCGACCGCCAGCAGATCGGCGATCACCTCGTCCCGGTCATCGAACGGCGAGAACTCATGCGCAGGGGCATGCTGATTCCAGATGCTGATCTCGTCGAAGCCGTGGCCGGGCGGGATGACGATGGGCGCGTCCAGCACGACTTGGGCCATCAGCGTGTGATCGTCACCCTCGACAGCGAGACCGCGCACGACGCCCGTCACGCGCTTGCCCTTGTAGTCCCGGTGGCGCACGCGCTGACCGATGCAAAGGGAGAGTTCGACGCCAGCATCGAACTGCTGCGCGTTCATGCGAACCTCCGGCCCGCGGCAGCCGCGTCGTCTTCCATCTCCCGCGCCAGGTCGTCCGCGTGCGTGCGCGCGAATTCGCAGGCCTGCTCCGCGATCCACAGCATCGCCGCGGCCTTCACGTTGCGCCCAGCTGCAGCGTTTGCGACGATGCGCAGCAGGTTGTGCAGGTACGTGTCGCCCACGCACTTGCCGTCCTCGAAGCTGCTGAAACCGTCGGCAACCGCCTCGGCGATCGTGCTGCGCGCCTTGCTGTACGCCGGGGTGCGAACAGTCGCCTCGGGGCTCTCCCGGAACGCGGCGATGAACTCGCGCTCGAGCTCCGCGAGCGCGCCGGTCAGGTGGTCGTTGCGGTCGATGCGAAGAACGGCGCTCATCGCGTCACCACCAGTCGTGCGAGATTGATCATCATCGCGAGGTCGAACACGCCGAGGCCGACGCTCAGCCACACGAGCCAGCCGGTGGGCCAGAAGTCGCTGTGCTCGAGCGGGATGTAGGGGGGGCGCAGCATCAGAGGTCCCCCAGGGCCGAGTGGGGCGCTGGCGCAGCGGCGAAGCGGTACTTCTCGCCGTGGTGCTCATCGGCGTCGTGCAGCCACTTCGCGCTCTGCTGCACCTGGTACAGCTCCTCCGCGACGAGCGCCCGTGTGCGCTGTAGCTTCTTCGCGTTCCACTCGATCTGCCGATTCAGAAGCGCGAGCGCCTCTTCAGACTGCTCGCGTTGCGCGTGGCGCTGGGCCACGAGCTGGGCGCTGAAGGCCTTCAGGTCGGCCGTCGTGCGCAGCAATATCCGGTTGTCCATCTGCCCTCCAGCGGCCGCTTGGTGGTGCGGCGTTGAGGACATTGTGCGCAAGAAAATCTAGTAACGCAAGAGAAACTTGTATTCGGCACACAATTATTTCTTGCGCGCCCTGGCGTCAGGCGTGAAAAAGCCCGCTCGAGGCGGGCCATGTCCAACGGGTGAGGCGCGAGAACGGTGGGAGGTGCTATCTGCCGAGCGTCGTGCCCGCGGCCAGCTTGTCGTCGACAAAGCGGTAGCTCACCGCACGTGCGCCGCCGAAGGCGGTCGCGAAGCTCCAGGTGAGGATCTTGTTGCCGTTGCTGCTCTGGGTACGCGAGTACGGTTTCCCCAGGATGGCCACGACCTCGGCCTCGGTCATGCCCGGCTTGACCCTCTCGGTGTCCTCCCACCTGAAAGCCGTACCGGCGCAGCCGGCGGCCAGCAGGGCGATGACCGGGAAAAACGCTAAATTTTTCACTGGGTTCCTCACTTGCGGCGCACGCGCGTTCCGAGTTCGTCGTCGAGGGCTGCGATCATGCCTCTGGCGAAGGTCGGGTTGCGGTGCGCTTCTCCTGCGGAGTTCACGATGTAGGCGTGACGCTTGAGCATCGCCGCGAACGCGAGGCCGATGACTTCGCCGCGCTTGGCGTGCTCGAGCAGAGTCTCCAGGCACAGCACGGTGTCGCGTGAGATCGCGTCGGGCACGAGATGGTAGACGCGTCTCATGTGCGGCGCCGGTGCGTTTTCTCGGTGGCCTCGTGCAGACCGGACAAGCCACCGCTGACAAGGCCGTGGTATTCGCCTTCGTTCCTCGGGTCGGATGAGCCGGTGGGCTTCTCGACATCCTCGTCCAGGGGCTGCCGATCCGTCGCAACGTGGTGCTGTTGATGATGCAGGAGCAGCGACTGGTTCGCGCGGAGGACCTGCACGACCTTCTCGACGTGATCAGAGAGCTGCTCGAACAATGTCGGGTCTAGCTGCTGCAATTGGATCAATAGCGACGTCAGCTTGCCCACCTTCGCGCTGAGCTCGCGGCTCTGGGCCACCGGCTGCACCGGTGCATCGGTTTCGTCACCGGCAAGCAACTTCGCCGGCGTCGTGCTGAGCGCGGCGGCGACGTGCTCGAGCCTCCTCCTGGCCGGGGCACTGGTTCCGTTCTCCCATTGCTGGACGCTTTGCCAGCGTAAGGGCTTGCCCTCGCGGCGCGCGACCTCGTCTGCGAGCTTCTGCTGGGACCACCCGAGCCTCTCGCGCCGCGCCTTGATGGCTGCATGGATGGACATAGCCGCAAGTTTTTCATGCGCCACATGCACCGGCAATGCAAGAGCATCTAGCAATACTAGAAAATCTTGCGTACACTGGGCGGCATGGACACGACCCTCGAAGCGAAATCCGAGTCGCAGCTCGCCCTGGAGCGCGCGATTGCCGTGCTCGGCGGCCCCGCAAGAGCAGCGCGGCTGCTCAACGTCAAGGACCATCGGCACCAGACGGTCCAGTCCTGGCTCAAGAACCGCGTCCCCGCGGAGTACTGCCCCCTCATCGAGGAGGGGACACGCGCGATCGCCGCGGAGCGCATGGACCCGACGCTGATCGTGACGTGTGAGGCGTTGCGACCTGACATGAAGTGGGGCGTTCTGCGCGAGGCCGCCGCCGCGGATATCGCTGCTGCAGACGACGTGCGGGGCTGAGCCATGCCGGCCCATCGCGAGCGCGATGCATGCCCCGGTCACAGATACCGCCCTCGCGCGATGAGCGCGACGAGTCTGGCGATCAACTTCTCGACGGCGCGGCGCGCCCAGCGTTCGTGTCGTTCCATGGGGTGCATCGTCTCGACGGCGACCTGTCCGACGCTATCCGACGACTCGGGAACGAGTCGGAATCGCCCATGACGCCATCCCTGTTCCACGAATCGCTGGCGGACGCGCTGCGCGAATGCATCGCGGTGTGCGGCGGCTCCAAGGATGTCGGCAGGCTACTCTGGCCGGAGAAGGCGCCTGACGTGGCCGGCCGTCTGCTAGCGGACTGCCTCAACGATGCCAAGCGCGAGAAGCTATCGCCTGAGCAGGTCCTGTTGATCCTGCGGTTGGCGCGCGAGCGCGGCTGCCACGCCGGCATGACCTTCATCGCGCGCGAGCTCGGCTACGCGGACCCACAGCCGATCGAGCCCGAGGACGAGCGCGCGAAGTTGCAGCGCGACTTCATCGAGAGCACGAAGGCGCTCGCGCGCATGGCGCAGCGCATCGAGCAGCTCGAGCGGCCGACGATGGTGAGGGCCGCATGAGTGCAGTCTCCACCGCGTACACCCCACGTCCCGGGACGCTCGCCTTCCGCGTGCTCGGCTATCTCGGGACCCTGATGCCTGGTGCCGAGGTACCCACCGGCTCCATCGCGGACGCGCTACGCTGCGACGGCAACCTGATCTGCTCGTCGATGGACCAGGCGGTCGCGAACAAGCTGGTGTTCTCACGGCAGAAAGGCGGTCACTCGAGGTCACCGCGGTTCTGGTCGCTGGTTGACCATACGGCCGCGCCGAGGACCGCGCCAGTGCTCGCGAATGCACGCATCACGAGGGCGGCGGGCGGAGGCGTCGACATCGACACCGTGCATCGCAGGCACGACCGAGTCATCGAGATGGAAGCATCGCAGGCCGGACCTGCGGGCGACGGGCGCCAGACACCCAACGGCGACGGGCTTCGCGGCAGTACCGCCCCCGCCAAAGCTGGCAGCAACTCACCCCAGAAGGGGGCTAACCGCGATGCAAGCGCGGAGCAAAGTCATGGCGTCGACACGTCCAGCAGCGGCGTCGACCGAGGTCACGGGATGCCTGCTGCTGGTGCTGCCCCCGCATTTCTTCGTCCGAATACTCCACGGGACGCACAACACGTTTTGAAGGCAGAGAGCGAGAGCTCCGACGCCACGGACCGTGCGACTCCCGCGATCAGCCCGCGCGTCGGCGCTATGGGCGCTGGGCAACCTGCCGACGCAGGCCCCACATGCGATCGCATCGAGGTGCCGACGTTCCTGAAGCCGCGCATGACCGCTCGATTGCGCGCTGGGACCGCGCCTCCGAACGAGGTCGAAAAACCGGAAGTGCCGGCCGTGCGCATCACGTTGTCGATCGAGTGCACGACGCTGCACCAGGTCGAGAGGATCACGCGCTTCGTGCGGCAGATGAACGAGGTGCAGGCATGAACTGGCACCTCAGCTACCGGGCCGAGGCCGCCGCGCGCGCGCTCGCAGACCGCCACTACAACCGCCAATCCGTCGGCGCCCCACAGTTCGTGCCGCCGGGCTCGTGCATCGTGCTGCGCACGCTGGACCGCCTCGCGGTGTGGGTCACGCTGGCCCAGCGCCCCGAGTACGTCGACCACGACTGGCCGAACGCCTGGAACAACAGCCTCTTTCGCAACGAAGGCGCAGGCCTGTCGTCTGAACTGATCCGCGAAGCCATCGCGGCGACGCTAGCCATATGGCCGCACCCGCCAGAAAGCGGAATGGTGACGTTCATCGACCCGGACAAGGTCCGTCGCAAGCGTGACCCGGGCCGGTGCTACCTGCGCGCCGGATTCCATCGCGAGGGGTACACGAAAGGCGGCCTGTTGGTGCTGCGCATATCGCGCTTCAACATGCCTGAGCCGTGCCCAGCGCTTGGCACGCAGCGCGAACTGGAGGCCGTATGACCAGCCGCGCCGACACCGCCACGCGACCGCAGGACGTGCGCTATCGACGCGTCGGGCTCGGGATGCTGGGGCAGCGGTTCATCTGCGCGAAGTGCGACGGCCGCAAGCCGGTCGCCGGGCGCCGTCTGCTTGCGATCAAGGGTTGCAAGCAGTTCGTGTGCGCGGGGTGCGTCGCCGGCGAGACCGAAGCGGGGAGGGCCGCGGCATGAAGAGCTACGATGCCTTCCTGCAGGCGAAGCTGACCCCGACGCTGTCGCGCACTGAGGTGAACCCGACCATGGCGGCGCGCGGGCTGCGCAGCGCCGCGGCCTTGGCCGAGGGCAAGCCCTGCGGAACGCGCCTGCGCTACTACGCGGGCTGCCGCTGCGCGGCCTGCCGCAAGGCGAACTCGCTCTATGAGGCCGATCGCGCCGCAGCGAAGGCACGCGGCGAGGGCAACGGCCTAGTCGGTGCGGAACGCGCCCGCGCGCATCTGGCCTGGCTGTCGTCCGTTGGCGTCGGGCGCAAGACGGCCGCCGATGCCGCCAAGGTCGCGGCGTCGATCGTCAGCAAGATCATCGACGGCCAGCGCATGAAGATTCGCGCGCAGACAGAGCGCCGCATCCTGGCGGTGACGCAGGACGCCGCCGCCGATCGGGCCTACATCGATGGCGGGCCGACCACGCAACGGATCGACGAGCTGCTCGCCGCCGGCTACAGCCGAGCGCGCATCGCCAGCGAAGTGCTGGGCCGCCCGACGCGCATGCTGCAGATCGGGCGCGATCGAGTCACAGCGCGCAACGCCGAGCTCGTGCGCCGCGCCTACGAGAGGTTGCGCCTGGCCGATGCCGGCACAGCGGCGCGCGCCAGACAACAACTCGCCGAGCTGCGCGATGAGCACTACCGGCTGGATCGCATTCAGCATGAGGTGGACGAGCTTGCCGCGGCGCGCGGCTGGACGGCGCCATCGATCAGCCCAGAGCCGCAGGGCGGTCGCTGGCCGGGCCCGACAGGGCTGACGCACCGTACCGCGCTGCTGATCGAGATCGTGCATGCGCGGGTGTTCGAGGAGGTCGAGGCGTGAAGCAGGCGAGCTTCTTCGACGGCGGCCAGCGCCTGCAGATGACCGAGAGCATCGAGCTCACGGTGCAGTCGCTGCAGGCCTACGGGCCCGATCATCCGCACTGGGGCGTCGCATGGTCGGGCGGGAAGGACAGCACCGCAACGCTGACGATGCTGTGCTGGCTGCTCGACTCGGGCCGGCTCGAACGGCCGCAGTCGCTGCAGGTCTTCTACGCCGACACGCGGCAGGAACTACCACCGCTTGCCATCGCGGCCGCGCACCTGATGGACGAGTTGCGCGATCGCGGCATTCCGGTGGAGGTCGTGCGCGCGCCGCTGGACAAGCGCTTCATGGTCTACATCCTCGGCTGCGGCGTGCCGCCACCGAACAATCAGACGTTGAGATGGTGCACGCGCCAGATCAAGATCGACCCGATGCAGCACGCGCTCGAGCAGCGCCTCGCCGAGCTCGACGGCAACGTGCTGATGATCACCGGCGTGCGGCAGGGCGAGAGCGCGATCCGGGACCGCCGCATCGAGATGTCCTGCGGGAAGGACGGCGCCGAGTGCGGGCAGGGCTGGTATCAGCAAGTGCTGCCGAACGCGAAAGGCCTGCGCGGCCGCATCGCGACGCTGGCCCCGCTCCTGCACTGGCGGGTGTGCCACGTCTGGGAATGGCTGAAGCACTGGGCGCCGGCGGCTGACTTTGGCGACTGGTCGACCGCCATGATCGCCGACGCCTATGGCGGCGACGAGGCCGAGGAAATCAACGCGCGCACCGGTTGCGTGGGCTGCCCGCTCGCGCAGGAGGAGAAGGCCCTCGAGTCGGTGCTGGTCATGCCGCAGTGGTCCTACCTCGCGCCCATGCGCGGCCTGAAGTTGCTGTGGCGCGAACTGCGCGAGCCGCAGCACCGGCTGCGCAAGGCCGGCATCGAGCGGCTGAAGGACGGGTCGATCGGCAAGAACCCGCAGCGCATGGGCCCCTTGACGTTCGAGGCCCGCCTGATGGGTCTGGAGCGCGTTCTCGGCATCCAGGCCGAGTGCAACACGCTCGCGCTCGCCATGGGCCGGCCGCAGATCAGCCTGATCAATGCCGAGGAGGAGGCGCGCATTCGCAGCCTGATCTCGGCCGAGCACTGGCCGCAGGGCTGGGACGGCGACGAGCCGCTCGCGACCACCGTGCTGCCGACCATCTACCAGAACGGCGCGATGCAGCCGCTGCTCTTCAGCGAGGCCGATCTGTGAGGGAATACGCCAAGCTTGGCCCGACCTTCTGGACCGGCGAAACCGGCAAGGCGCTGCGCCGAAGGGGCTCCGAAGCGGTCATCGTGGCCCTGTACCTGGTGAGCTCGCCGCATTCCAACATGCTCGGCCTGTACTTCCAGGTTGTGCCGTACATGGGGTACGAAACCGGGCTCGGCGAGGAAGGCGCAAGGAAGGGGCTTCAAGCCTGCATCGAATGCGGCTTCTGTAGCTACGACGCTGACACCGAGATGGTCTGGATCCACGAGATGGCCGCGTGGCAGATAGCGGACGAGCTGAAGCCCCTCGACAAGAGGTGCAAGGGCATTCAGAAGGACTACGACGCGCTGCCGAACTGCCCTTTCCTCGGGCCATTTTTCGATCGCTACGCGGCCGCATTCCACCTCACTCGACGCCGGTCCGTCGAGCCCGGAAAACCACCTGCTCAGCCCTCGTCAGCCAAAGCCCCTTCCGAAGCCCCTCCGAATGCCCCATCGAAGCCAGGAGCAGGAGCAGGAGCAGGAGCAGGAGCAGGAGCAGGAGCAGGAGCAGGAGCAGGAGCAGGAACGGCTTCGCCGTTGCGCGGCGAAAAATCGCCGCGGCCAGCGAAACGCTGCCCGACCGACTTTAAGGTCCCAGCGGACGTGTGGAACGCCATGCGATCCGAGTGCCCACTCGTCGATCTGGGAGCCGAGACCAAAGTCTTCCTGGACCACACCTTTCGCGACGCGAAGACCGACTGGCTCGCGACCTGGCGCAACTGGATGCGCAAGGCGCAGAAGGACGCGCAGCCTCCGCCGCGTCGACAGACCGCCACCGAACGCCGTGTCGCCACTCTCGACGCCCTGACGGGCAGGAACCGCACCCATGACCCACGACCTGAGCCACCCCTCGCCGACATCGTCGACATCGCAGCCCGCGTTGTCTCCTGACGGCGCGCCGGTACCGCAACGCTGGGTCGAGGACCTCTTCGCTCGACTGACCGCGATCGCTGGCTCGGCGATGGCGACGGTCTACGCCGGTGCGAACCCCGAGCTTGTGAAGCGCGAATGGGCCGAGGCGCTCGCGGGGTTCACCGCCGAGGAGGTCAAGCGCGGCCTCGTAGCCTGCCGCACGCGGAAGTTCGCGCCCAACCTCGGCGAGTTCCTGCACCTGTGCCGGCCATCGCTCGACCCGGAGATCGCGTGGCTTGAGGCCGAGCGCGGGCTGAAGGCGCACGGCGAGGGAGAGTCCTTCGCCTGGTCGCACCCTGCCGTCTTCTGGACTGCCCGAGAGTTCGCGTACGAGCTGCGCACGAGCTCGTTCGATCGGCAGCGCAAGCGCTGGGAATCGCGCTTGGCTGAGTGGTTCGCGTCGCCCATCTACGCCGCGATCCCAGACCCGATGGCCAAGCGCCTGTCGCAGCAGGCCGAGATGCCGGAGGTGCCGCAGCGACGTGACGAGGTCCTCGCGCAGATGCGCGGGCTGCGCCAGAAGATGACCGGCTTCGCCACGAAGGCCGATGAGGACGCGGCGCGGGCCGTGGACGTGGAGCACACCGATGACGCCACCGCCAAGTAGCAGCCAAGGCCGATCCGTGGCCTGCATGGGCGGCTTCTGCACCGTGCGCACGAGCTGCGCGCACTACCACGCCGCGGACCGCCGCTCGCCATCGGAGCGGCTCTGCGCCGCGTGGCACGACGCCTGGCAGCCGATCACGCTCGCCCCGGAGCACCTCGTCGAGCACCACAACCTCGCGATCGTGCGGGGCGTCGCGGCGGAGCTGCAGCCATGAACCCGACCACCCAAGGCGAACCCCAGCCCCGCTTCTGCTGCGACGGCCTGTGCGCGCAAGGCCGGAACTGCCCGGCCATGCTCGCCGCCGCCGACAAGGTCGATGACGAGGCCGCCCTAGTCTCTGGCGACGACTGCGACAACGCGGACGCGAAGCTCTGGACGTCGATCGTGGTCGGGCTCTGCATCCTCGGCGCGGCGGCGTCGTGCTTCTTCGGGGGAAAGTGATGGTCTTGCTCCTGCTCTACCTCATCGGTGGATTCGTCACCGGTGCCTACCAGCTCGGCCGGTTTCATGGTGGCAACGACCCGTCCAGCCACTGGCTGGACGTCGCTATGTGCGTCACCGCAGCGGCCATCTGCTGGCCGCTGTACCTCGCCTTCGCGCTACTGATGCTGCTCACCGGGGAGCGGTCGTGATCGAGTTGGTCCTGCCGTACCCGATCAGCGCGAACCGCTACTGGGCCTCGCGCACGATCACGCCCAAGGGTGGCGGCCGGCCGATGGCGATCACCTACGTCACGCCGGAGGCGAAGCAGTACCGGGAGCAGGTCGGTTGGATCGCGCGCGGCGCCGGCGTGCGTGTTCCGCTGAGGGGTCGGATCAGGCTGCATGCCGAGCTCTACCCGCACCGCCCGCAGGACTGGGAGCGCCGCATGCGCAAGCTCGGCGAGACCTGGGACGACAGCGTGCAGTGCATCGACCTAGGCAACTGCGAGAAGGTCATGAGCGATGCGCTGCAGGGCGTCGTCTTCGCCGACGACTGCATGTACCGCCGCATCGTGCTCGACCGCATGGAGCCCGACGCCCATGGCGCCCGTCTCGTCGTCCGCATCGAGCAGGTCCCGCTCGCTCACGAGCAGCAGGCGCTCCTGACACCGGACATGATCGCCGAGGCGGAGGTTCCGTTCTGATGTCCCGCGCCGAACAGCAGGCAGCCGCGGCGTTGATGTCCCTATCGCTGCGCGTCATGCTGTTCTTCGCCCGCAACCCGCACGAGGAGCTCAGCACGCGCGACGTGGCGGAGAAGTTTGGCGTCTACCCGGAAAGCGTTCGGAAGAACCTGCGCAGCAACGTCGACCGCGGGCTGCTCAGCTTCGACATGCAGTTGCGCAGCCGCGGCGGCATCTACCGTGCGGGCCCGCTACTACTCAAAACCATCGGGGTCACGGCGCAGGAGAAGGTCGAAGTCATCCGCACCGTGCGCACAATACGGCTGCGCGAGCGCGCTATCGAGATCGAGGACTGAACCCATGCCAGCCGGCAAGCCCAGCATCAGGCCGCTGACCCATATGCAGGAGACCTTCTGCCTGCACTACGTCGAGCACGGAGACGGCACCCGCGCCCACCGGGAGGCCGGCTATGCGCCGACGGCCAACGACAACACGCGCTGGAAGAGGGTCTGCGAGATGCTCAAGATGCCGGCGATCATGGCGCGCATCGAGGAGCTCCGCGCGCCGGCGGCGCAGCAGGCCGCGGTTAACCTGGTCTCGCACATCGCCTCGCTGCGCTACTTGCGCGAGATCGCCGTATCGCGCGGCCAGACCGCGGCCGCGATCAGGGCCGAGGAGCTGATGGGCAAGGTCGTCGGGCTCTACATCGAGCGCGTCGCGGTGCAGGCCGACATCAAGGTCGATGAGGTCCGGCACGACCTCACGCAGCTCAGCGCGGACGAGCTGCGCGCGATGTATGCGATGCTGCTGAAGACCGGCGTGAATGCCGACACCAAAGCGCTCAGGTGAATGCGCACCTGCCAGACCTCCTCGACATCGAAGCCGAGCTGGCCCGGCGCAGCCTGCACGACTTCCTGCGCTTCTTCGCTTGGCCGGCGCTGACGCCGGCGACGCCCTTCGTCGACAACTGGCACATCGGTGCCATCTGCGAGCACCTCGAGGCCGTCGCGCGGGGGCAGATCAAGCGGCTCATCATCAACATGCCCTTTCGCATGCTGAAGTCGACCCTCGTCTCGCAGTCCTTCCCCGCTTGGGACTGGATCAATAATCCCAGCCGGCAGTTCCTAACCGCGGCGTACGCCGGCGACATCGCGACGCGTGACGCCGTCGACGCGCGGCGCATCATCGAGTCACCGAAGTACCGACGCGCCTTCGGGCACATCTTCACGCTGACCACCGACCAGAACGTGAAGAAGCGGTACGAGAACGACCGCCGTGGCCGGCGCATCGTGACCTCGACAGGCGCCGCCGGCACCGGCTTCGGTGGCGACATCCGCATCATCGACGACCCGGTGAGCGCGATGCAGGCAGACAGCGATGTGGCGATCGCGGAGTCGATCGAGTGGTGGCGCGGCACGATGGCCACGCGCGCGAACGATGCGGCAACCGGCCAGGCCGTGCTCACGCACCAGCGGCTCAACGCACGCGACCTGACCGGCTACCTGTTGGCTGAGGAGAAGGGCTGGGAGCACTTGGTGCTGCCGATGCGCTTCGACCCGGAGCTGGCGAAGACCACGAGCCTCGGGTTCGTCGATCCGCGCAAGACGGCGGGCGAGTTGCTGCACCCGCAGCGCCTGCCCGAGGCCGCAGTGGCCGAACTCGAGGGCTCGCTCGGCGCGTACCACACCAACGCCCAACTCCAGCAGAATCCGGCGCCGCGCGGTGGCGTGATCTTCGAGCGCAAACACTGGCGGTACTGGCGCGCGCTGCCGCAGTTGGACGAGACCGTGATCAGCGTCGACTGCGCGTTCAAGGACCTGCAGTCCAGCGACTACGTCGCGATCCAGGCATGGGGCTCGCGCGGGGCCGACAGCTTCCTGCGGCATCGCGTCAAGGAGCGGCTTGGATTCAGCGCTACGGTCGCCGCGGTGCGCGCGGTGCGAGCGCTGTTCCCGGATGCCACTGCGGTGCTCGTCGAAGACAAGGCGAACGGCTCGGCGGTCATCGAGACGCTGCGCACCGAGATCCCGGGCCTGATCCCCGTGACGCCCGACGGCGGCAAGGTGGCGCGCGCCTACGCGATGCAGCCCGAGCAGGAGGCCGGCAACATCTGGCTGCCGGACCCGACAGTCGATCCCAAGATCGAGGAGTTCCTGACCGAGGTGTCTGCCTTCCCCGGCGCCCCGCACGACGACGAGGTCGACGCGATGACCCAGTACGTGAACTGGAAGCGCCAGCGTCGCAAGGGCATGGCTCTTCACGACCTCATGCGCGAGCAGTTCCAGACTCAGCGGGCCGCGCAGCAGGAGTCGCTGCAACACGCGAGCGCGGCAGCGCAACAGTCCGTCCTGATGGCGCAACAGATCGTCGCATAACGCGCCGGAAAGGTCGCGCCGCGCGCGCGCCGCGCGTACAGGCTGGCCCAACAGAATCCGCGAAGCCGACGCCGGGCTCGGCGATTCGGAGGACTTCGCAGTGGCCGCACGCGAGCAGATGGGCACCAACATCGAGCCGTCGCTCATCCAGCGCGTGGTGGCCGGCGTGCGCTACATGGTGTCCGGCGTGGGGCCGACGAACTGGTTCGGACCGAGCCAGCCGCTCGCTCCGCAGGCGCAGGACAAGGTCGAAGGCCGCGCCTTCGACTACCCGGTCGGGTTCAATCTCCGCATCACGCCGCGCGAGGGCGAGGTCTCGTTCGCCACGCTGCGCGCGCTGGCCGATGGCTACGACCTGCTGCGTCTGGTCATCGAGACCCGCAAGGACCAGGTCGAGGCCTTCGAGTGGGAGATCGTGCCCGCGAAGAAGGACGACAGCGCCGAGCAGTACGCCGCTGACATCGAGCGCATCACCGAGTTCATGCGCTCGCCGGACAAGGAGCACAACTGGCCGCAGTGGCTGCGCATGCAGCTTGAGGACCTGCTCGTCATCGACGCGATCGCGGTGTACCCGCGCGAGAACCGTGGCGGCGGCCTCTACGCGCTCGAGTTGATCGACGCCGCCACGCTCAAGCGCGTCATCGATGACACCGGGCGCACCCCGCTGCCACCGGACCCCGCGTACCAGCAGATCCTCAAGGGCATCCCGGCGGCCGACTATTCGCGCGACGACATCGTCTATGCGATGCGCAACCCGCGCACGAACCGCATCTACGGCTACAGCCCGGTCGAGCAGGTCATCATGACCGTGAACATCGCGCTGCGCCGGCAGCTGAGCCAGCTTGACTTCTACACCGCCGGCAACATCCCCGAGGCGATCGCGCAGGTGCCGGACAACTGGACGGCGCAGCAGCTCAAGGAGTTCCAGCTCTGGTGGGACTCGCTGATGGAGGGCAACTCCGCGACCAAGCGCAAGATGCGCTTCATCCCGATGCTCAAGGACATCTTCTTCCCGAAGAAGGAGATCCTGAAGGACGAGTTCGACGAGTGGCTCGCGCGCATCGTGTGCTTCGCCTTCAGCATCTCGCCCTCGGCCCTGATCAAGCAAGTCAACCGTGCCAGCGGCGAGCAGATGGCGGACACGGCGAAGGAAGAAGGTCTGCTGCCGCTGCTACGCTTCATCGAGGCGCACCTCACGACCCTGGTGCAACGCTACCTCGGTGCGCCGAAGCTGCGGTTCCAGTTCAAGGTCGTTAACCGCGTCTCGCCGCTCGAGCAGGCGCAGGTCAACAAGATCTACCTCGACTCCGAGGTGGTGACACCGGACGAGATCCGCGAGGACATCGGGCGCGACGCGATGACGCCGGAGCAGCGCGAAGCCGCGTGGCCGTCGCCGCCACCGCCCGGATTCAATGCTGACGGAACCCCGGTGCTGCCCAAGCAGGGCGAAGAAGGCGCGCCAGGTGAGGCGAAGCCGGTCGCCCCCCCGACGGAGACGCCGGCCGAGAAGATGCTGGCGAAGGTCGTGGACATGCTGGACCCTGAGCGCCTGGCCGGCGTGCTCGCGAAGCTTCTCATCGACCGTGTCCGTGCTGAACCGCCGACGGTGGTCAAGGTGGAGGGAGCGCAGATATCGACCGGCCCGACGACGGTCAACGTGCCCGCGCCGCAGCCGCCAGAGCCGGACCGCGCGCTCGAGAAGCGCCTGGCCGAGGGTGGAGAGGCTACCGCTGCCGGGCTGCAGGCCGTTGCCGCCGCCGTCGACAACCTCGCCAAGCGCGACACCGCGCCAATCACGCTCGAGGCCCACATCACCAACAACGTGCCGGAGAACCCGGTCACGGTCAACGTCGGCGAGACGCACGTCGAGGCACCGGTCACGGTGAACACGCCAGAAGCGAAGGTCGAGGTGCCGATCACAGTGCAGCCGGCCGAGGCCCCGCACGTCGACGTCCATCTGCCGGAAGCCTCCGGCACGCGCCAGACTATCGAGCGCGATCACCGCGGCGAGATCGTCTCCGTCGAAACGAAACCCATCAAGTGACCCTCCCGAAAGGATCGCCATGCTCAGCTATAGCGTTGCCGTCAAGAATGCCAAGCTCGACCAGATCGAGACCACGATCGGCGCCTCGGCGCTACTGCGCTGCTACAACGGTAGCGTGCCCACCAACGCGGACGCCGCGCTGGGCTCGAACACGATGCTCGCGAACGGCGCGCTGCCAAGCGACTGGATGACCAACGCGAGCGGGGGCAGCAAGGGCAAGAGCGGCACGTGGAGCCTGACCGGCAACGCTTCGCTCGGCGCCGCGCAGGCCGCGACCTTTTTCCGCATTACCGACAGCACCGGCAATACGCCGGGCATCCAGGGCACGGTCGGCGCGAACGTCGCGCTGTCGACAAACGCGAACACGGCCCAGTACAGCAACGTGCTGAACTTCGCCGCCACGACGGGCGTTGTCGCCGGCATGAACGTGGTCGGGGCCAACATCCCCGCCAATGCGCAGGTCCTGCAGGTCAACGCGGCCAACGTCGTGATCAGCGAGGCGGCCAACGTGGCGCTCGTCTCGCCGCTGTCGGTGACGTTCTGCGCCGACATGGCGATCGACAACAACTCGATCGCGGCGAACCAGTCGCTCTCGGTGAGCGTCTTCACCATCAACTCCGGGAACTGACCATGGACCTGAAGCGAAAGATCGAGGTCGCCGAGACCGCGGTGCGCTCCATCAGCGAGCACGTCGACCACGACTCCGTCGTGCTGCTGGCCGCACTGGACAAGGTGCACGAGATGGTCCTTCGCGAGAAGGACATGGTCGTCTCGCGCCAGCAGAACGCGCTCGATGCCGCGCTGAACGCCAAACCCTGAACCGCCGGAGAGTAGCGCGTGCTCATCCTTGGGACCACCAGCACCAAGCTGCGGCTCGTCACCGGCTCGGCCGGGCAGATCGGCGTCACCTACTCGATCGTCGACGATCTCACGACGGGACCGACGTTCACGCCCGACGGCGACACGCTTACCGACATCACGACGGCGACGACGACCGATATCGTGCCGGCCCCAGCCGCGAGCACGAAACGCAACGTCAAGCAGGTCACGATCTCGAACAAGCACGCGACGGTCTCGAACCTGTGCACGGTCCAGCAGTACGACGGCACCGACACGGTCCCGGTCTGGAGCGGCACGCTGCAACCTGGCGAGCGCGCGGTCTACGACGAGACCGGGCAATGGACGGTCTACACCGCCGGCGGCATCCCGAAGGTCAACGCCGTGCAGGTCGACGTCCAGACCTTCAGCACGGCGGGGGCCAACACCTGGACCAAGCCGACGAGCTTTACGCCCACGTACGTCGAGGTGCATCTCTACGGCGCCGGCGGCGGCGGCGGAGCGGGCGGCTCGCTTGCGACCGCCGTGGTCTGCAAGGGCGGTGGCGGCGGCGGGGGTGCGCACAAGGCCGTGTGCCGGTTCCTCGCATCCGAGCTCGGCGCGACGGAGACCGTCACGATCGGTACCGGCGGCAGCGCGGGCACGCCTGGTGCTGCTGGTGCCGCCGGCGGCAACGGTGGCAATGGCGGCAATTCGACCTTCGGGACCAAGCTGACCGCATATGGCGGCGGCGGAGGTGCGGGTGGCGCGATCTCGGCCGCGGTGACAGGCGGCGGTGGCGGCGGCGGGTGCGGCGGTCAAGGCGGCACGGGATCGACATCCGGCGGCGCCGGCGGCGTCCCCACGGCCGCATCGAACGGTGCCGGCGGCCAGGGCGTGACCGGAACGGTCGCGGTCTCGACGACCGGCAACGCCGAATACGGTGGCGCCGCAGGTGCCGGTATCGCGTCGACGCCAGTCGCTTCGTCGCTCGGTGGCGGTTCAATCTATGGAGGTGGCGGCGGCGGACCTGGTGGTTCGCACAGCGCCACGCCGACGAACGTCTCCGGCGGTGCTGGTGGCGCAGGTGGTTCCTACGCTGCCGGCGGGGGCGGTGCCTACGGTAGCGACGGGTCAGCGCCTACGGGCGGCAGCACCGGCGCCGACTTCACTACCTATCGCGGTGGCAGTGGGGGCGGCGGCGGTGGGACCAGTGTGACCGCGTCGACCGGCGGTGCCACTGGCGGTGCTGGAGGTGCCGGCGGCGGTGGTGGTGGTGGCGGTGGTGCCGGCATGAACCCAGGCCTGGGCGGAGTGGGCGGCGCCGGCGGCCGCGGAGCCTGCGTCGTCATCAGCTGGTGACCTCGGCCGCCTGAGCAAGGCGAGCACGCACGATGGCGACCTTCACTGAAGC